CGAAGTTGCTTTCTTCGCACTCTTTTTCACTTTTGCTACTTTTTCCTCAACCTCATCGTCCTCTACTTCAACTTCTTTTTTCTTCTTTGCCTTACTCTTCTTAGCTGACATTACTACATCAACCTGCGCAAAATACGTAAATGAACCATCGTCTCTTGGCTTCTTGCCTTTCTTATTTTTAATTTTGATACGACAAGGCATACCAAACAACGTGGATAATGATACTTTTTCTCCCACTTCTATTTCTTCTTTGCCTAAAATGGCGCAATACCATTTATACAACTTTGATTTGTGGTTACATGTGGGAGAGGATGTCCCCTGTACTACGCGTAAAACCGTATGTCCATCTTCTTCATATGCATATTCTTCATCCTGCAATTCAAAATTATAGCGAATTACTGGCTTTTCTTCATTGTTAAATGTAATAATTTCTCGTGTACAATTAAGTAATACGGCATCATAAATATCATTCTCATCTAATTTGGCGTACTTGCCGCTATCTCCGCCACTCGGCGCCCCTACTGTGAAATCTAATCCATCTACATCATGCTCTTTCATAATTCTTTCTCCTTTGTTTTAATTTTGTTAAATTGATTTATCGCATAGCTTTTCTTTTAATTTACGTAACTCCTTATTAACCTGTTTACTTCCAATCTTTAATAATTCAATGCTAGTCTTCTCAATCTCACTTTCGTCTAATATAACCTTTTCAATATCAATACCTATTCGTAGAGTCTGATAATTACCAAGATTAATATTACGACTGTAATGTTTTTTAATCTTAATTGACATAACAATATCCCTTTCTATTACATTATACCCTATTTAAAATTCTATTTCTGACATTTCTCCAAGTTTTTTTCCAACCTTTACATCTACAGGAAGCGGTACAGACAGCTTAACCGCGTTTTCCATAGCATACTTCATCTTTGTGGCTACTTCTATAACTCGTGACTCTTCACACTCTACTATAATACTATCGTGTACCATTAATACCATATATGCTGTATTATCACAGACTTCTTTATTTAATTTAATCATAGCCATAAACGCTATATCCGCACTTGCACTTTGGATAGGAAAATTCTGTGCTTGACGTTCTGCATGAGAAACTTTTCCCCTATCTCTATTATATATATCATCTAATCTTCTAATGCGACCAAACATATTACGTACTTGGCCTGTATCATGCGCAATAGCAATTTGTTCTTGTATCCATTTTTCTCCTTGAGGAAAAGTATTAAATAAACCATTAATAACTCTAAGTGCCTCCGCTTCAGAAATATCAAACTTTGCAGCTAAGGCATACTCTGTCATACCATAAATTACTCCGTAAACTGCAGCTTTTGAAAGAGCTCGTTGATGTTTTGTTACTTTCTCTACGGGTATATTAAATATCATAGCAGCAACTCGTCTATGTATATCCGTATTCTCATCATTAGGATTTGCGGATAATATATAATCTATCATTCTCTTATCTTGAGAATACGCTCCCCATAATTTAAATTCCATTTGAGAATAATCAGACTCTATTAATGAATAACCTGGTTTAGCTATTAAACAATTCCGTACTAATATGGCTCCTTCCGGGTCTCTTTCTTTACTAGGTATAGTTTGCAAATTTGGTGCGGAGCTACTTAATCGCCCTGTTGCAGTGACTGCCTGATTAAAATTAGTATGAATACGTCCATCTAAAGAATCTTCAGCAAGTTCTTTATAACTTTGAACATAATCCGCCAATTTCTTTGCTTTCCTATAAGCTAATAAATCCGCTAATAACTTATATTTCGTAGTTTGCGCTAAGGTTTCTAATGTATCTTTATCTGTACTCGGATTGCCATCAGGATATTTTTTAGATTTTTTAGTATATTTTATAGGTGTTATTTCCATTACTTGATATAATAATTCTCTTAATTGAACAGGGCTATTAAAATTAAATTTTACTTTTGCATCTTCTCTTGTTAATGGATTTTTTGGAGGGCGTTTCTTTTTTTTCTCTTCTAACTTTAATAGCTTAAATTTATTTTCTTCATACTCATTTACGAAATTATCTTTATATAAATCTATCGTTAATGTTTTTAATTTATATTTAAAATGTACATTCATTTTATCTACATAATCCTTGTCAACTAGAATTCCCTTAAGTTCCATTTGCGCCAAAATCATTGTTAAAGGCATCATTATATTCGTAAATAACGTTAATAAATTATTATTCTTTAAAAGTTTTAATAGTTTTAGAAAAAGTCTGAACTCCGCGTCAGCATCTTTTGCGGCATAACTAAACAGCTTACTTGGTTCCAACTCAAAAATTTTATTAAATATTTCTCCCTTTAAAGATTTTAAGTATTCGCTAATATCTTTTTTGTGGCTTCTCATGTCTGTATAACTCTGTATAAGTATGTCTAAGTTATGTAATCCTTTTTCATCTAATAAATAATGTGCTAGCCCAGTATCAAATACATAATTATTTACTATAATATTTTGTTTCATAAGATGCTTTATATCAAATTTGCCATACTGGGCAACCTTCTTTACTGAACTACTAAAGAACTTCTGTAGTCCTCTCTTAATCAACTTCTGTTCCTTTTTAGTAAATATTGTATCATATTGATATGGTATAACTATCGCAGTACCTACTTTAGCCGAAAATGATATACATGCTATTTTAGACTGTTGAAAATCTAAAGTATTGGTCTCAATATCAAATACGACATACTTTTGTTTTAAAAGATATATAAGGGCTTTTTTAACCTTCTCCATAGTATCAGCCACAGCATATTTTACATCTTCCTTATCCTTATCCTCTATATTTAATGTCTTTAACTTGCCTAAATCCGCTAAAAATTCTCTTCGTTGTTTCGCCATATTTATAAATTTTAACACGTAGCCCGCCTTATATAGTGGCAATAACCAGCAATTATATTTCTTACTCCATACTTGATTTCCATGTATAGCTGTTATCTTATCTGTTATGCCAAAAGCCGTACATGCGGTTTTTCCTAGTAGTCCTATAACGCGGGGCTTCATATTTAATATTTTATCTTCCAAGTACTTAAAACATGTTGCTACTTCGTTCTTGGAAGGCTCTCTTCCCTCTGGTGGACGACATAGACATATGCTAGTCATGTAGTAGTCATTCTCTCCTAGCCCTAAGGACTGCAAATTTTTTCGCACTAATCTCCCAGCTTCTCCTACAAAAGGTTCATTATCCACTACCTCTTGATACCCGGGAGCGCCCCCAACAATTAAAATATCCGACTCAAAGTTTCCGTAGTCGTTTATCATTACACGAGTAAACTTTCCTGCGCATGATGTTTTATATAGGTCACATTTTTCACATTTAGCCATGGCTATCTCTCTACTCCTCCCCTATGCTTTCTCATTTCTTCTTCTTCACATTCCTTAAATAAACTATATTCTGGATAAAACTTATAAAACAATGTTCCTTTGTACCCGCTTATTTTATTTTTAGTTATCTTTACTCGTACAATAGGTCTAGCTTCTCCGTCTTCGTCTCGAAAATACATCTGAGTCTTAGGGTCGCTATAAAACTCGCTAGACAGTAGCATAATTGTGTCGGCGTCATATTGCAACGATACGCTACCCTTAATATCCCTATCATTCATCTTGGTTCCCGTACTGCTACTTTTTATACTTTGCACAGTAGTTATTACTGGCATATTGTACAATGTACTCCATCTTTTAAATGACCTACTTACTTCGGTTAATAATGCCGTTTCGTCTGTGTTCTTACCATCAGATACCATATGTAAGAAGTCCACGAATAAAACTAATTTTTTATCTTCGGCTATTAGTCGCCGTATCTTAATCATTTTCTCTATGAAGTCTAAATTATACCCATCACTAGCATCCTTTAAACTAAAACGAGTACTTAAATTTCTTAAGAGGTCCAAAGCTTTTTCTCTTTTCTGGGTTAATTCTATACGTTCAATCTCTTTTAATGTTTCATTCTTCTGTATTCTATAATATGGATTTGCCGCCGTATTTATCGGTATCATACTTAAGTTTGCTAATGCTCGTGGAATTGTTTTAGTTAATATTGGGTCATCTATAGAGAAATACAAAACATGTACGTCAGGATTTTTTAGCATATTTAACGCTATAGATAATAAAAATGCACTCTTCCCTACGTTCCATGTGCCTCCTATCTCATGTAAACCTGACTGTATTCCGTCAAGTTTATCATCCAATATATTAAATCCAGTGCTAACTCCCAGTAACTTATCGCCTCTCCATGCCGTCTCTTCAAATTTTCCTATATGCGTCGTAAGACTGTCTTTTTCCTCTAGCATTTCTGTAACCGTAAAATCATTCATTGACTTTCCTAACATCTCAAATTTTTTTAACTCTGCCATTAATGCAGTTTTTTGTGTCTTAAGTGTTTTAATGAATAACTTAAACATACGTTCTTGAATAATATTATCATCGCACGATAATATTAAACTATATACCGAGTGTTTCAAACTTATGTTTTCCATATCTTCCCGTAATCGGAATAATTGATATTTAAATAAACTTATCCTATTTAATTTTTCAAATGCCTCTTTGCCATACTGCCTTATATAGTCATCTGGGTCTAGTTCCTCCGGTAATTTTTTAATATATACTTTGATGTCTGGTTTATTTTGTACTATTGTTATCGCTTTATCATAACATTTTTGTCCTGCATTATCCCCATCAAAGCACAATGTTATCTCATATACGCCGTGTTTAATCAATTTATTATACATATCCTCTGTAAAGCTACTTCCTAATACTGCTACTGAGTTATCAATGCCATAATTCTCCATAGTTAGTACGCTACTAGAGCCTTCTACAATGTAGGCGCTAGACATATCTTTTTTAAGATTGAATAATATACCATCATTCTTTAGTACTTTCAAAAAATGTTTTCTATACTTCCCACGTTTATCGCCGTTATTAATTTCTCGTGTTATTAACCCTAATATAGTCCCGTGTTGCGATAGTACAGGAATTATTAAACGGTCTGTTATCAATTCATCACTAATGCTTATCATTTCTTTTAGTACAGGATGTTTCGTAAATGTCTTAATAAAAAAGTCTTTTACTTGTGAACTTGCGGGAAGGTACCCAAATTTATAGTCTTCCGCCAATGTATTCCACTCACGTTTTTTTAAGTAATTTATTACTTTTTTGGGCTTCTTCTGTAGTAAATATATATTTGATTGAGATATAATTGTAGTTAAGAACTTCTGTGCGAGCATAAAACGTCTTTCATCTTCTGTTGGCTCCTCGGTCTCATATTTTATATTATATCTATGTGCCAATTCTTTTACTACATTATAAAAATTTGCTCCTGTAATATCTTTGCCCTCTAAACACTTTACTGCTGTAAAAATATCTCCGCATATACCGCACGTAAAACAATGGAATCTCTCATTATCACTGTCTGGAATAAATCCACAGGAGGGACGTGTATCATTCTTGCCCTTTTCGTGTTCGTTGTGATTAGGACATTGAAAATTCTCTCTGTTACTTTGAGACTTAAAAATTAATTCGCTATCACGTAAATAAGTAGGTAGCAACGCACGTAATTGGTCAATTACTTCGCCTGCATTTTTTATTTTCAAATTATACTCCTAGTTTAAATATTAAAAATGTTATATAATTCTGTAAGCGTTCTTTCTCGCAGTTTTATGGCAGTTCCACTACTGGGAATAGTATCCGCCAAACTAGCTCTATTTTTTTCAGTATTATTTGTATATCTATAGTCATCAAGACTATACGCATATAATCTGCCTCGCCTCTTCTGTCTATATAATTTTGTTTGCGCATGTGACACATAATGTCGTACTTGCCAATAAAAATGTGTTGAAAACTCTGTGCCTTTGCTCTCGTCAAAACTTTCTATGGCTTTTAACAATACAAATGTATTACAGTCTGCAACTATTTCATCTCTAATAACTTGCGAAAGCGATTGAAGTCCGCTGCCTAGTATACATTTTTCTACTATCCCTCTTACCTCTTGTAGAATTAAAACTAGTAAATCCGATTCGTCCGTAACTTTATACCCTATCACGGCTAACGTTAAATTAGTCATAGTTTCCCCTCCTTCTATTATACCCTATTAATCAATTTGTACTTGATTCTCATTCTCGTAACTACGAATATGACGTTTTGCTGTATTTATATTCATGGCTGTTGCCTCTAAATACCCTTGAAAAACATTACGTGCTTTTCGTAAATGTTTTACAGTCAATGACGCTTCACGTTCTGCAGGAGCCGATACAAATTTTGTTTCGTTATTTGCCGCCTCCATTTTCAAATTCATGTACTTATCCAATTCATCGTTTTTCTTGTCAGACTCTAAACGTTTTGTATTTGGTGCCAAGTACGTATAACACCCACTCAATACGTCTAGTATATTATAATAATAGTCTAACTTTCTGTCTGTTCCCTCAAATAATTCCTTCCCTATCTTATCAATTTTGGAAAAAATAGGTTTTGCTTCCGTGAGTAGGATTTTTAATTGCTTCTCTCTCTTAGTCTCTGACATTAGTTTTCTCCTCATTAAGTTATTAAATTGTTATAGATTTATATACTCTATTATACCCTGTTCAAATGTCAATTACTGGAATTATTTTGTATTCATAAAAATCTATCATAAGTTCCTTTAAATTATTTGGTCCCATAGCTTTAGCGTCGGACAATAAATCATCCATATTAGTCTCTATTCCGATTCCCAAAACTTTTGATTTGTACCAATAATCTTTTAAGTACTCTGTTGCAGTCTTCTTTTGATTAGTCATAGTAGCAACTCCTTACATTATATTAAATTTATTTTATTTTTGCACCATATTTTACTATTGTTTGCATAATATTAGTTGTAGTAGCATTAGGGCATAATACAAGACCATTGTTTTCTCTAAACGCATCTGTTGTACTTGCTTGTTGTTTAACACTTATATAAAAGACTGTTTTAATAAACTGTGCAACTACACCACCAAATGACCGTTTTAATTTTTTTGCTAGTTTATCTACAGTAACTACAAAATCTTCTAAAGCCTGGTTATAATTTTTAAAATTATATTTATCGGTTAAATAAGGTATTATATTTAAATAAATTTCCGAGATTTCGTCATAAAGGTATGGTTTATAGGCATTGCTTTCAGAATCCTCATCTTGTCGGACTTTTCTAGTTATTCTAATTTTTGGATATTTTCGTTTTATTTCTTTAACTTCCGCCATTATCCATCTATCTTTTTCTGGAACTTTCGCTAATGCTTCATCTATTACATAATCTAAATCTTTTACATGATACATCTTTTCTACATTTGTTTCGTTTAATCTTACAATAATAATACAACACCATACATCCGCGTATCCTATACATATGGCTGATTGGCCTGTACTTACTATTTTTACTTCTTGTCCTTTTACGGGTAACTGCTTTTTAGTTGTCATATATACTCCTTTCGATTTGCACATATACATTTATTTAGTATTTTCCCGTTACACATTACATTATCTTCAATAAGTGGATATGTTGTTTCACACTTCGTACATTGATAAAGCGGCGTTACGTCGGCTAGTACCTTACTCCATACCGCCTTTTTATATGTGTTTTGATACCCTATAAATTTAAACCCTCTTATTTTTTTCATCTTGTTTCCCCTTGTTACTTATATAATAACATGCCGTAGCTAATTTGTACATAGCTATAACTAAAATAAATGAAAAAAATAACCTAATATGTTATATAGCAATAGCTTATATAAACGGTCTCCATATTCGCGTTTTAAAGGGCTTTAAATTGTGTATATATAACATATTCTATTTAAATAATGGCTTCATACAGGTAAGAATTGGAGCGGTTCCGGCTATTCTGTGGCGTATATATGATGTATATACGCATGTATCCGGCCTATATCGCATAACTACTTGCTAGGAAAGAAGTTATGTATATAAGGCTTTAATAGGGTTTATTGTAGTCGGGTATAGTTTTAGGAAGGTCAGATGGAGTCAAGGTTATAAATGCTTATAATTAAAGACGTTAGGCGCTATATACTTATAATTTGGGCAAGTTATAGTTTAACTATAAGTATATGGATATTTAGGGTCTATAGATATTTAACTGCTTATAATTAAAGGAATTATGGTCTATAACTGAGGATTTGTGCAAGTATTATATAGTTAAAACTGATTCGTGTTGATTTCAAGTTTCTTTAATCGTGCTAATATTCTCTGTATTTCTTCGCTGTCTTCTATTACTTTCTTTTCTACTGCCACTTCTGGGTCAATAAATGCTCCTACAAAATAGTTATTTGTCAAGTCTATTGATGTTTGATGATTCACAAAGTCCCAGCGTATCATTTTAACAAAGGCATTAATGTCTGTCCAGTCTTGTGTGGTGCCTGAGAAGTTAATAAACTTGTCTAATTCAAGTTCGTAACGTACATCATTTAACTCAACACTACCGCCCAAATACCAGTCTTTGTATGGTTCTATTAATTGTTTAGCATACTTTAATAGTTCTCCGCTATCATCTCTTATGACTTCTCCCTGTACTATTTGTTTTCTAAAACGTGTGTCAAGTATAATATGTGACGTTTGTACATTAAAGTCTTCGTATGCTGTTCCAATCCAGCCGGTGTCTGCGTAAACTGGCGTACTTGATTTATAAACATACGTTACTTTAAACTCTTGAGCAAAGTTATAGGCACTAATGTTAAATGCCGAAAATGTATCGTGAATTACAAAGTTAAATGGATTATTTCGTGGATTCCACCAACCTTTAGCAAAACGTACGCTACCAACTCTAAAACTGGGGTAGTACGTCTTTACATCTATTGCCTTGTCTTCGTCACTCAATAACTGCGCTTGTACATCTGTATTGCTCAATACGACCAAAAATGTTCTTTCATATGCACCCGGAGGAGTTGCGTCGCTACTTTCTACTATCAAGGCATATGGAGGAGTTTGTCCCTCTGCGCTTTCTACTACTGGAATAATCTCTGTTAATTCTATTTCAATCTTTTCCCCGTGTGCCATACATTTCGTTTTTGCTTGCGTCACATCTATAGACAATTCTTTATTTAAAACAAAATGTTTGGTGTCGTCGTATGCTTCTCCCTCTTCCGGAATCTCATAAGTTATCTGTCTAGATGTGTCCTCGTCGGCATTATATTTTAAATTTATAAAACGTAATACTCTATTCGTGTCCAAGTAATAACCATACTGTCCTGCTTGGTCCATTAACATATCTAAAGCTCGTTTATATGTTATGGTCTGCCAGTCTATTTCTGGAACAACTGTTGTAGGTAACAACTCTATACCTTCTGCGCTCGTTATAATACTATTTGGTATGGCATCTACTATGATTTGCGCTATCTCTTGTATATTTTTATCTCGTAAACTAATTTCAAACGCAAAACCCAACTCATTTAATTTTTGTATTAAGCCCGCTGCCTGATAACGTACTATTTGCCCATTCTCAGATAACGTACGTTGCTTAGATACTATTATACCGTGAAAGACTGTCTGAGCTCCAGTCGGTGTAACAAGTGCACCGTATACCCATGAACCGGTATCCCATGTATCAGATTCAAACATCTGTACATCTACTATTTCAACTGGATATGTTCCTATATCTCCCGTAGGAACTAAATCTTTTAATCTATAATATCTATAGTTTGTAACGTTGTCTAAACATGAAAATACTTTTTCCTCTCCTGATTCCCAAGTAACGCCTGTCTGTGTGTCTAAATCGTCCCAATTTGTTGCATCATTACTTCCTTGAAATACCCAATCTTTCGGATAATTTTCTGGATTAGTCGTTCTTACTTTAATGGCATACTTTTTAATTTGTCTAGATACGTGTGATAATTCCCATGTTACTGATACGCCGGATAAATGTGTATCTACTGCAAAGTCACCATCCGCTGGAATACCTGTTAAGGTTGCAGCAGTTTTACTTTCGTAACTAACATAATCTGTCCCGTTTAATATTACATTTCCTTTTGAAGGCAGGTCCGAAGTATCTCCAACTGTGATTGAGGCATCTCCTGCGGTACAACCTACAGTTAATGTAGTCTCAGCAATAACAGTTCTTTGAAAGTCATACATTAAACTGGCGCCACCCACTTGAGATTGATAATAAGTATTGTCTAACCAATCAAAGGCTTTACTAGCCTCAAATCCTGCCTGTTCACTTCCTGTGGTACTGGCGGTCCCATTTAAAATTATGTTTGCGCCAACATCATCATACTTAATATTTTCTACAAACGTCATAGTAGAAGCGTCGCTAAGATTTTTAGTTATCTCTTCTATATACATATCATAACTTAAAAAGTCTCCTTCTCCGCCCACTATAGACTTGCCTAATTTCTTGTAGTGGTACTCTGTGTCGGGGTCCGTAAAGTCTAAGTTTTCTCCCCATCTACTTGTCTCTGGTACATAAAGACTATCAAACATTACCTCATTATCTTGATTATAGCCTACAAAATCACTATAACTTGCTCCTTGAAAACGTTGTCCTAAACTTCTGTCATTTACTCCGCCATCTATCTTATTACTATAGCTTCCTGGGTCAGGTAATCTAAATGCCGGCTTATCTTTAACTTTTTCTACGGGAGTTACTTTCTTCTCCTCTGTAGTCTTTCTTAAATACACCACAATTTTGGTAACTTGCGTCATATCTTTACGTACGCCTTTTCTTTGATAACTTAATTGAGGCGTAGCCCCCAAAGGCTGCCAGCTACTTGTAGTGTCTAAATATTGTTCCCATTTGTCATCAAGTAAGTTAACCTGTATACTCGGCGATTTTACATTAGTCTCGTCAAAATAATTCCCAAAACCGGGACTATCCTCTTTTTTCTCGTCATGTGTGCCACTCAAAGTTAATACGCTCTGCGGAGGAGTAAAAGTTAATTTATCATTTGCATGTACCACCCCGGTCTCGTCTCCATTCTCATGTAGACGTGCTATTTTATTTGTTAAATCTGTATCTACTGGATTATCTTCTCCGGCGTAATCTTCTGCGCTAGAGCCTTCTCCTGTACCAGATTTATTTTCCATGTTTCCAAAAAAACTTTCATCTCCGGCTACAGTACTACCTTCTTGTTTCTCATTTCTAATATCCCAATATTCTGATAAAGGTTCCTCGGTTAACGGTGTTACCTCGTTCTGTACCGCAACTACTCTGTAACCATCGCTAGGTTTATAAATTTGTCTCATTAATGCTAAATTAGACAATACATTATCAAAGTTACATGTGGTACGTGTCAGTCTAAATGCCCAGTATGGAGACTTTACTTCCGCTAACATACCTTGATTCGCTGGAATACCGCCTGGAAAATACTTGTCATTATACTCTTGAGTCCAAAACTTCCCATTACTCCCATTAACTGGCTCTACTCCCTGAACAGATATAATACCGGAAGTTCCAGAAACTACATAATCTGAACTTTGAGAAGGAGGGTCTATAGGTGCATAACCGGGGTCAGTATAAGGCGTACCTAAACTAAATAAATATTGCGATTTTCCGCCGCTCTCTTTTATCTCTAGACATTCTTCGTCTACCCAATTACCTACATTTAAAACGTATCTTACACAGTCTCTAAATTTTGGGTCGCTCATCGTTATTCTTCCTCTTCTACAAATTTATAATACATTAAATTATTTGTTAATGTTCCATCGTTCTCTTGTATAAAGCCCCCATTGACAACCTCTACGCCTCCGCCGTCTTTGGCACTCCATGCCTGTAACTTATTGTACTTTACAACTGGGTACGATATACTAGAAAACGTATAATCATAGTCAGACGTTAAACCGCTTAGAGTTACTGCCTGTACTTTTATTATGTGGTCGTCTTCGTCTTTTTCTAGATATAATAATGCTTTTCTCTTTGATTCTCTTACATCAAAAATCCAACGTACATCCACTAGACAGTCTTTTCCTTCGGTTCCTGTTGAACTTGTCCAATCATATGTTCTTACTCTACAATAATACAGTGGTAAAAATCCAATCTCTAAATTTGGAACTATTGGCGCCTCTATATCACCTGTTACTTCATTTATTGTTTCAAAAGGATATGTGGGTCTAAATTCTACGCCCTCTACACCACTTATAACCTTATAATTTCCGTCTTTATCTATACCAATAATATCGTATCTGTCATTATCGGTGGCAAAATCAACGTCTAGGTTTGCGGAAGATACGTTCACTTGATTCCCTTCGCTATCAAAAACTATCCCTGATGCCATCGGATAAGTAATTGTGTCTGTTGTCTTATCTTCTACTATACTCGGAACGTCTAAAGCTAAACCGCTAAGATATGAAGGATACGGATTATAAACAGTTGTATATAATACATCGTCTACATATATTTTAAATCGGTCTATCTTGGCTTCGTTTGTTTCTGTTGGCATATCCCAGCGTAGTACCCAGTAATTTTCTTTGCCTGCTGCCTGTATACTAAAGTTACTTACTTGACTTATTGACGTAATGTAATAACAATTTATCTCCTTACTTGCTGTATTCCCTCTAACATCTTCTAAAAGTAAGTAACAGGTTTTTTCTCCTTGTGAGCCGTCGCCTCCCACTCCTGCGTCTGTTACATCTACTGTCGTACTTTCTGCATAATCTTGCCAACTACTAAATGTTACATTGTCAAAGCTATATTTAAAACGTTTAATCGTATCAGAATTAATTAATATATTATTGTCTGCCGTTTTTATATATGTATCTTCAAACTCTACTAGTAATCCATTAGATAGTTCTAACTGTGTATAATAGTTATCTACTGTTTCCCCAAATACATTTTCTGCATCACTAACGGCTATCTCTGATACTCCATTAAAGTCTGAACTACTGGCGTCCATTATTGGCGTCGTATAAGTATCATACTTCTCAAAGGTGCTACTCCAAGTACCTCCAGCCGAAACGCTCAACGTATCTAACATACTTACAGGCGTTAGAACTATTGTAGGCTCTATACTCTCATCCATCGGCTCATCAAATATAATTTGTAATTGTAAAGTACTTGTTAAATACCCTATGCCTTCTCTATTATTTACTAAAATGCTATTGTCTAATACGTTTACTTTTCGTACTACGTGTGTATACGTGGTGGCAACATTTAATTCTACAATTACGGAAAGTCCTGCGGCATCTGTAGCTAAACTATCTATGTCCATTGTTATCTGACTATTTGCCGATATATTTCTAGTAGTAGGCAAACTATAGACTAAAGCGGCACCTCCTGCTACTATAGAAGGTCTATTTGCGGGATTAGTAAAGACGCTTACTCCATCTACGTTCACGTCTATAGTAGTGGTTCCTGAACTTCCTGTATTTTCTAAGATTAAATAAACTCTAGCTATTCGGCTATTTCTCGCTATACTTCTTGCCCCGTCTATTCTTGTTCCAGTAAGAGGCGTACTGTCGTTAAAAGTTAATGTTAACTTATGTCTTGTATTATCGTCTGGATATTTTAATGTTGCATCTACTGTAATATCGTCGCTTCCCAAGCCTGCTAACGTGGCGTCTGCTGTAATGTCATCTTCTAATGTTCCTTGTAAAGTAGCGTCTGCATGTATGCCTTTTGCTAAAGTTGCATCTGCTGTAATATCATTCTCTATAGTATCTGCTTTATATACTTGAAACGTGAAGTCGTATCCTGCACCACCCCAACCTACTCCATTTAATTTGGCTAAACCGTCTGCGTATGTATTTGATGTGGCTATTCTCCAACGAGCATAATTATCCATCGTAGAAGTTATTTTTAAAACGTATTTTACTCCTGCCGTAAGTGTAATTGGAGAGGCAAAAGTAAAAGTGTGCCAGCCAAAGTTATAATCCCAAGAGTTTTCTGCCAAGTCACTATATGAAACAGTTACTCCCACAAGTTCGGGACCTGTTGGGTTATCTGAGCCGTCATCCGCATATATACCTAAACGTACAGAACCGCTAGTAGTCGTGGCTTGTCGGCCAAAACGTAATTTAACATAGTTACATAAAATGTCTTCTACGCCATTTACCGTAAACGATTGTGTAGCGTTTTCTCCTGATGCTATCCCTATGCCGGTATTACTGGTTGTGCTTTGTTCAGCTATTGCCATTTACTACTCCCAAGTTACTAAGGCCTCGTCGTCATTTGTTTTATAATACTTTCCATCCACTTCACACGTTAGATGTTTTATATCATTCTCTTCATACCCAAAAACGTAGACATACTTCACTACTTCATTATGCATGGTAGATAATTCGCATTTACCATATACACGTCTATAAAATATAGGTTTCATATTTTTGGTAATCGGTATGTGGAATGATTCGTTTGTTTCTATATTTCTAATATTAAGAACAAACGGCGTGCTAGAGATTAACTTTTCAAAGTTCTTATGTTCCTCTCTAGTATAATATGTTCCGTCTACTTGTACTGACCAAGTAAATTTAAAATCGTTCATAACAATAAACCTCCTTTACTTATGTCTCAAGATAACTATAATATATAGTCTGCTGAGCGATATTCCCCGGAGTAGCTACGTCGTCTACTTCTAATTGAAATACCACAAAATCTGTTACATCATCTACGTTAACTAACGTTCCTGCCACATCAACTTTACTTCCAACTCCATGACTTGCAAAGTCTGCACGAGTTCCTTGCGCACATTGTGTTTTAACAGGTGTAACATACGTATCAACTGCGTCCGTGTTCAGTGTTATTCTTACATTGCCAGTTTGAATAGCTGCCCCAGAACCCCATACTTTAAAATCAGTACATTGATTGTCTGGTGCTACGGCTACTTTAAATCTTAACCAACTTTCATAACTGTAATTCCAACCGCTATCCAAAATAACTATCGGTGAATTGGGAGCCGTGGTGGTAGCATCGTCTACGTCCTTTAATGCAATACCGCTAACTGAAGTTACTGTTTCACTTCCTGAGGCTCCTGTGGTTTTTACTACTTCTATAGTTGCTGCCATTTTTACGCTCTCCTTTTATTAAACACTTTTTAATATTGATATTGTCAAGTTACTATAACTTTCATTTCCTGAGTTGTCCATATTATAACTCTCTACTGAACAATCACTAATTGTCCAACCATCTATTATTAGGTCTGCTTTTTGTCGTCCTAAATTTCCTTCTAAATTATAAAAATATTGTTCTAAGGCTTTTCGTGTGTCCTCTATTACCCACGCTTGGATAGTTATATGTATAATTCCGCCGCCATTTTCATTCGTATCATAAACTGTTACGCCTTTTGCTCTAGGCAATACTTTAGATGTTACATTGCCTTCGTACCCCATATTTGCCCATGCTTGGTCACCTAAATCCACGCCATTAAAAGTTATTCTATTTGGTACCATTATTTAGAACCTTTCACACTAGACCTATTGGAACGTATCTCTATACTATTAATTCTAGCTGTATTTTGATTTAAAGTAGTAACTATCTGTTCCATTACTCTAGTTATGCCTTTAGCATTAGTTATCATAACATCACGTACTTTTTCCGTACCTTGTGTTCCTTCTTTAGAACTTTCACTAAGGCCGTTTAATAATAAGTTTATTTCGTGTTCTCTTCGTTTTCTATATTCTTCTGCTACTCTTGCGGATTCGCCTTCGTCAAAGCCTATGTTGTTAGATTTTCCAACCATTTCTTTTGCTGCTTCTTTTCGTTCAGCATCTTTTGCTTTAAATCTAGCTCTCTCGTCATTAATTCGTTTCTGTAGTAGTGCTGTTTCATACAGACTTTTATTCATTTCATCTATAAAGTCTTTGTCTTCTCCGCCTGTCCAAAATTTCCATGCTACGCCGATAGCTTCTAGAGCCTGAAACACTGGCTTTATTGCCCCAGCTATAACTTTAAATGCTTCTCCCATATCATATAAAATTGTATTCAGTTGAGCAAATTTTGCAAGTATTACATCCCTAATTTCCATTGCATCCATTCCTTCTACTGCTCTAAGAACGGTGTCGGCAAACTCTTTTATTTTGGCCGTTAAAGGAGAAAATCCTTCTTTCAATGCTTCTATAATAGTTTTTAATTTGCCGTTTGCCTCTAATGCTTGCTGTAATCCTAATACCCAGTTACGTATACCAAATAATGTATTTCTAATTGAGTCTCCAAATGCTCCTACAATAGTAATACTTAACTCATTGACCGACGCTATTAAATCTTTAAAGCGTCCAATGGTGGTTTTTCTAAACTCGTCTGCCATTTTTTTAGCTGAGCCTTGTACATTTCTAAGATTATCTGACATTATACTTAAGTCTAAATTGGCTTGTCCTACAATACCCATTAATGCTGTAACGCCACGAGTTCCGGCTACTTGTGCTAATGCTTTTTGAAACTCTACTTGTGTCATAGAGCCTTCTTTAAATTTCTTTTGCAAGTCGGATAAAATATCTATCATTTTTCGCATTTTGCCGCTGGCTTGGTCTACTGTTTGAAGTCCTAATTTATCTAGTGACTTCTGTACTTGTGCGGTTGGTGCTAAAAGTCTAACCATCATACGTCTTAAAGCGGTACCGACTTGACTAGCTTCTAAACCTAAATTGGCTACTGCGGCCATAATAGATGCTGTATCTTCTAAGTCATTCCCTAAGGCTTTTGCTACGGGTGCGGCGTATTTCATAGCTTCGCCTAAACCTTCTACAGTAATCATAGCTGAATTAGCTGTTACGGTTAAAACATCTGCCACTTTTCCTGCATCTGCGGCATTTAATTGAAATTGTCTTAGTGCCGCTGCCACTACGCTTGTCGCTGATTCCAGTTCTAAATTTCCGGCTACTGCTAAATTAACAACATCTGCAATAGATGAGACAATTTCTTTAGTATTAAAGCCCGCTTTCGCCATTAACTGCATCCCTTTGGCAGCTTGAGTAGATGAAAATAAAGTCTCTCGTCCCAGTTCTCTAGCTTTTTCTATTAATGCAGTATATTGACTTGCTGCAACTTCTGTTCCTTTTCCTATAATAACGGCTGTTCTGTGTATCTCTTCTTCAAATCTGGCTGCTGCCACTGTCATACCCACAAATATACCAGTACCAACTAATGCGAAACGTTTAAGTTGTCTAATCATAAACCCAAAAGAAGCCTTGAAGGTCTGCCCTAGCTTTTTAGTTCTTTCTCCAAAACCCTTTAATTGACTCTTTGCTGCAAGAATACCAGCCTTGAACTTAGTTACCGATAATTTTAAAACTACTTTTAAATCTCCGACTTTCATATTAAAATTTCAACTTTCCTTGTTTTACTCCGTCTATTACTTGATTAGTAGGCATACCCAATACCTGAAACATTCGTAACATTTCTTGTGTGTTCTTCTCTGTTTGTTCTTTATCTTTCTGCATATCTTCGTGACTACGATTAATATTTGCTTTTACTGCTTCATTTTTAGTGACACTATCCCACGTTTTGCCATTTAAAGCTAAAACTATAACGTAAGATAATATACGAATATTGTCTTGTTCTCTATCGTCGATGGCTTTACATAGACCTGCTAATTCTTGAGGCTCTAAAGTCTGAATATAGTTAACTGTCCACCCATATTCATGTGCCATCTTGTCTATTAAAGCATAGTCTATGTAATCATGCATATTAAAGAACCTCTATATTATTATCTTTAGGAATCTCGCCACTAAGACCAATACTCATAATATTTTTAATGTCTGCCATTCCCACGGCTTTTCCGACGTCATCCTTGGTTAACTTACTATCACTTCTGCTTAAAATAGTAAAGCAAACATCTATTAACTTTTCCATGAGTCCGGGAACGCTCTTAATGTCTGCATTATCATCCAATGAGTCTATAAACTTAAATAATTCTTCTGAGTCTTTAAGCTCTGCCAAACTCAAAGGCTTTATAGCATAATTTTTTCCATCTGACAAAGTAATTTCGTACTCTATTTGTGTTATCCTTTTTTTACTCATTATCCTATTCCCCTTTCGTTATACATTACGATATATAACATTACCGATAAATGTACTATTATTTATTATGTAGTATATTGAACTTTTCTAAGCGTGATAGTACCCTTAACAAAATCGTCCTGAACTGATGTAACCTCAAATGCAGTCACTTTACAATTTACGATTGTGCCCGTAAGACCACCACCGTTTGCGCCGGCTTCTAGAACTACATCCACTAATTCATTATCTAACAAACTAGCTGCGCTTCCGCCAACATCACCCGGAAAGTTCTCAAGATTAAATTCAGCGTTTTCAATCGAGATTTCGCAAGATTGGTTTCCCAATTCCATCGCTAAGGGGTAACGATAATCTGCCCCATAAAACTCTGCTGGGTTACCGTCATATGAAACGCTGATACCTTGACATGCTGCAACTTCAACACTGTCAATTTTCAACTTTCCTACAGAAAACTTAAAAGTATACATGGTTAATTTCTCCTCTCTTAAAATTTTTAATGTTATTCGCCTTCAACATAACTGAATACGATTGCCGCCATCCAGTATCTCTCTTCATTATTATGCACATAATCTGCATCGTCTTTTATAAAAAAACGTACCGTTGAATCGGCGTCTGTTAAATTCTCGTTTTGCTTATTCAACGTTGTTAAAATTTCATTTATTACTTCTCGTGTCGCAGCATATGAATTTTGAACTGTGTCTTTTACATATACAGTTATAGTCATAATGCCGTGTTCTGCTACCAACGTAGGTTCGCTCTGTTCTAAGGTTTCCATTAATATAATCTGCTTATCTACTAATTCTATTGGTTGACTTCCCACACGTATATCATCGGCGCTTACCAAATCGGTAATGTCGGTTGTTGCTACTAATTTCGCACGTATAGTTTTTAACATGTCGCCCATTATATTAACCCCTTAAATGCCGTCTGTGAATTAGTCAATAAGTAATTTAATGCTATATCCATATAAGGTCTTTTCTTCATTCTGTACGTTCCAAAGTGTACGTATATTCCATACTTTACCGGAGTAAAAACGAAACCTTGTAATGCTCCTAAGCCCCACTTAACCATATTGTCTATACTCCCTGCCAAATTTCCTGTGTCCCAAATCCAATTCCTCATTGCTCGTCTAGTTTTTCCTGCGGCTTTGGAAGTCAGTACATACATACGATTTTCGGCATTTTGTAAGGTCTTAGTACTTGCCTTTTCAAGATTTCTAAAAATCCCATTTAGACCTCTAACTTTTATATCAAATATTCCTGCCATTTTATACTAACTCCTCTACACGTACTTTTAAATGATTTCCTCTACCTGCATCATCACTTACTAATAAAACTCTAAACGTCTGACCGTCTATTACTACTTTGTCGCCTTCTTCTATATCTACGGTAATCGCACAATAAATAGTATGAGTACTTCTGATACTCTTTCCTGAGTTTATAACTACGTAACCGTCTTCTATTCTTGCTAAAGGCTGTAAGGCGCAACTAATACTACTTGAAGTTTCAGTCCAAGATTTTTCGCCGTATTCGTTTGTGGCTCCCAAAGTTCTTTTATATAACAAACCTGTTTTATTAAAGTAACTACTAATGCTCATAGTTTAAAGTATCTCCGTATTTTCGTAATCTCCAAAGTTGCCTCCAAGTAACGTCATTAAATCTTCTATATCTCTTTCTACTTTTGTCTGTGCCGAAGATGAAGAAGAACTAGATACGGCATACTCAATACTATAATCTCCTATTACTTCCTTTTTAATGTCGCTGCTAACACTGGCACCCTCGCTTAATACATCTGATTTATACTTCTGTAAGTAATCTAATACGAATAAAAAATGTAATTTCTTTTCTAGATTGGTGGCTTCGTCCCCGCCATAACTATACGTAACTCGGTACCTAGTATGTAAATATGCTGAAGTCGTAAATAACACTACGCCTGCTTCTGAATCGGTATAGTAATAGGTTGAGTCTACTTCCGTCCATTCGTCTGCTTCGAGGTCTCTACGTTCTACTTTGGAAACGGTCACATTAGTCTTCTTTAAATATAACGCCGTTTGTACATCTTCTGCTCTAGTAAAGAAAAATTCCTCTGTCGTGTCAACTTCTTCATAATTCTTATGTAAAGACTTCTCAACCTGCAATACTGCCCAGTCTACTATATCTCGTGGTATATCTGCTTCGTCGTCTATTCCTAAGATTCTAGCTATTTCAGCCCGTGTTAAAAGTGTTGCCATTATCTCTTCTCCTTATATTTGCTGCCGTCCACCAGTACCCCTTGTGAACAAACCCCTTTAATATTTTATTCTTTATAGCATCTGTAATTATAGTATATATATTTTTATAACTATTAAGATTCACTTTATTTTTAAAGAGATAAATTCCGCAATCAGCGAACCTTCGACGAGTAACCGCCGTAACAGACTTCGTATCGTCTAACTGATAAATAGGTATGGATTTATCTTTGACGAAATTCTTACATACTAACGTTACTGATTTATCATGGTTATTATGATAATTAATTAAATTATCAAAATTTATGTCACATATGGCTAATCGTGAAATAACCATAAAAACATCTTGTTTATCGGCAAATTTCCTTAAGGCATCCATATTATTCTTTGCCGAAAAAAATCTAGAACCTACTCTTTGTTCTATAGTAGAGTCTAAACTATATACAAAGACTCTATGTTTAGGCTCCAGTCTACTCAATGTAAATTCAAGTAAACTCTTATTAAATAACTTACTTTTTGCATCCTGTTTACTTACTAATAGTAATATGTTCATAGATATACATTACCTTATTATAAAGATACTATTTTATTATAGTAGTTTTAATACTATTTTACTAGTTTATTTTCTATTGTATAAATGATATTACCTCTTGTTTCGGCGTATACTCTGTAATTGTGTTTCTTAAATATGTTCTGTATAATCGGCTTCCCATGTAATTTCTCATGTATTATAGCCGTGGGTCTATAACAACTGGTCTCTAATAGGTCTGTAATTATTTTCTCATCTTCTCCCTCCGCATCTACGGTCAAAAGACCGAAATTATGTGGTACGTTGTGTCTCTTCAATAAGCAAGCTAATCTACAAACAGTTATTTCCGTATATCTGCCGGTCTTTCTACTTAAAGAGTGATGCCCTCGTTTATCATGTATGTAAATTTTCCCTTTGCCTGAATAGTTTGAGATTGCTCTATTCAATATCGTAGCTTTGTCAATATCTGAATATAACGCTAATAACTTTGCATAGTTCTCTGGCTCTGGCTCTAATAATATGCCTCTCCAATTATCATCTTTTATCAAATTATAACTATTAGATAGTTCTTGTCCGCAGGCGCCTACATCTATAACTATTTTATGTTCTGGCACATTATTTTCAAAAAACTCTCTAATTATTTTATATTCTCCGTATTGACTGTAATCTCTCATTCTAAACCTCGAATCCGTATTTTTTTAGCATCTGCTTCCATGCGCTAGGCAGTTTACTATTAATATTCGGTATTGTATATTTCCATGAGTTATATGTATCACTATTTATATTAGATTTAAAAATCTTAAATAGCTCTAACTCTTCTATATTTAAAAACTTTGACAATCTTTCTGCCTCGTCTTCTGGATTAAGAATTAGATTTTTATAAAATAGTTCATAATACGGTACTTTTAAATTCTTTTTGGTGATGTCCCATACATTCATATAGTGTAACCAATTTCTTCCCGTATCATTTATGCAATCTTCTATCGTTCTCTTTGTCCACCAATGATTTCTCACAGTACCGTTTATGTCCATAAAATACTTATATCTTTTTATCTGTGATTCTATAACGTCTCTTCCGTCTCGTATACATACAATTAGTCTAGAATTACTATATATTTTAGTAATATTCTCTATATCCAGTATATATTCTGGTACCTTGTCTCCGCAATATCTTGGATACTTATTGGAAAACTTTATTAATCTAGAATACAAATCATATATACTAGTTATTTTATCTCTGTCAAAAGAATCTAAGAAACCTCTAAAGTTGTCGCCCAAGGTATCTCGTGCTATAGTGGATGTGTTGTCTCCTATATACGGATACTTATTACTCAAATTCTGTAACTTTGTGTTTACTACATCAAGTGACCTATAGTTCCATAGTTCATTTGTAAGTAATACTTGAGAATGTTTTGCCAACATTACTGTAACTATTGAGGTGCCACTTCTATAACATCCCCCTATTATTAAATGCTCAAAATTCATAATTATATCTTTCTATATACTAGAAAAAATCCATATGGCTCATGTTTTTCTATAGCGTAAATTTCCTCTAATATATTAAAACAATGTTCTTTAACAATGTCTCTTACTGTATTTATACTGAAATTTTTATCCGTGTGTGCAGCATTATTTAATGTTCCTGCTTTTTTACAATATGCTCTATACGCTTGTTCATCGGGAAGATACAATAAAACATATCCTCCCTTTTGTACGACTCGTGCCCATTCTTTCAGTACTGCCGGTTTTTCTTCTGGTCTCATATCCTCAAAACAGTGACTACTAAAAACATAATCAAATACGCCGTCGTTAAACCATTTAAGATTTCTAGCATCACCTCTTAAGTTGACTACGCCCTTTTTACTGTTACGTAAATCCATGGAGATTGTACTATCAAAGATAGGCATACCTTGCGTCCCTATATCTAATCCGTTCATACTCTCATCAATAAACTTTAACGCCTCTTTTTTTATACGTGTGGTCTCCGAAAGAGTACTTATTTTTACAATTCTAACATGTTCCATTAGTCATTACCTTTCTTATCTCGTTTATTATAATAACTCTAGTTTTATTAATTAAATCTTTATAAAATATATTACATATGCCTGCTTTAAATTCCAACTGTTGATATGGAAACACTGGCTGAACGCCTATAGCCGTACTACATAAGTATCTTATATCAAACGGTATTACATAGCTATTTTTATCTAATAATTTCGCCAATGTGGCTTGATGTACTCGTGCTGAAATTAAAAACGTTGCCTGTGCTAATAACGGTAAAATATCTTCAAAGTGCCACAACCATTTGGCTTCAATTCCTAATTTTTTGGCTGGTTCTACTTCGGCTTCATTAACGCAATATGTTATTGGATTATACTTTTCATAAATCTCTTTATACATATTATCTATTTGTTGTGCTTCAAATTCTGTAATATCTCCTCTTGAAATTCCTGCTCTATAGTCAAAATAACAAAATACCGGTTTTTCTTGAGTATTCTTTAAATCCAGTTCTTTAATGTAATCTTGTATAGGAAAAAATACTGCGCTATCTAGTAATATTTTGCACGAGACTCCTGCAAGTTCTAAAAACTGTGCCGTTAACGGCTCTCTGGCTACTATTAAATCAAATTGTCCAAAAATCTCTTTTGCGGCGTCTAATGCTATACGATTATTAAAATAGTTATTTGATAGTCCCGAACATCCTCCTAAACCTAGAGCTATTTTAGGCACATCTGGATAGCCTACATTAAGTCTTTTTAAAAATTCATACTGCCAGGCTACTTGAAAATTAGAATATAGATATGGGGCTCCTGTAGTTACTATTAAATCTAAATCTAAGCCTAATATTTTTTCTACGTTGTTTATGTCTTCAACAAATTGTTCAAGATTGCATTCCAAAATAAAATGTTCTCCTATGGCTTCAGTAAGTAAAGATATACTTCCTTGTAAATAAACGTTATCGCCTATATTATAACGTTCTCTGTGCCACGCTGATAAGTACAATACGTTTTTCATAGTGTACCTCCATTCTGTAGTAATTCTTTTGATTTCTGTATAATCTCTTCTGAAGTTATGGCTCTCATACATATTGCTCCAATTCTCTTTTCAGGCTCCTTTACTCTATAAAAGTCGGGACAGATTATTTTTCCACTTCTCATAAAATTTCCTCTGTCACCGCACCCTTCTGCACATGAGATATTCTTATAGATAGTTGAAGTATTTTTATAATACTTAACTCGTAGATACGGGTCAATATTGCCGAATAGTGCCAAACATGTCGTATCTACCGCATTGGCTACATGAAGCATGCCTGTGTCAGGAGTAATTACTAAATCACTATGCTCTATAATTGCGCAGGCTAGACGTAACTCCGTTTTATCTACTAAGTCTACGACATATCTCCCATTTAATCTGTTAAGAACTTCATAGTATACTTTATTAAATTCATGGTCCTCTCCCCACATTGTAATGCTATTTCCTATGATGAACACATTATGAGTTTTGGAGAGTTCCTCTATAACTTTTAAACTTTCTTTTATCGGATAGGTTCTATATGGTGAAGTACAGTTTAATACGTATGTTACTGTTTTCTTTCCCCATAAAGTTTTTAGCATTTTCTCAACTCGCCTTTTCTCAGACTCAGTAACGAAATAATACAATTTCGGATTTTTCGGACATTTCATCTTGGCCCAGTTATATAATAAATCTATACGTGAAACAGTCATATAATCCTTATCACTTATTTTGCCAAGTTTTCCAGCTACTCCATAACTCTCTAAACAGTAATCAAAATTGTATATTCGGTCATAATCATAAAATCTAGTTTGTAAATCCTTATCGGGTATATATGTGCCGGTAAGTATTTCGTCCACGTCAGAGTTCCCTATAAATAGGTCTGGACAATTTGTTCTTAATGTTATAAAGGCGTCCTTCTCTTTTAGACGTAGGTCATGCAATACTGATGTTAACATTAATATATCTCCGAGCCCACTACTTCTATTAATAAGTATAGTCTCTTTTGTGGAATAAGTATCTACATTATATCGGCGTTTACATATCTCTAAATTTTTCATTATCGTATCGGGCGTTATGCTCTTGACACAAGGCGGCACTCCAAATCTATCACACTTATCATAGTCCTCCTTAGTTAGAAATTGAAAGTCGCAACATGGGCTACATTTCGTCGTCCCTTGTACCCCTATACTTTTATAATACTTATTTCGCCATTCTGCCGGTATTGTAGTATAGATGCAAACTTGCGGTATTTTAAATGCTCCAGCTACATGACTGTATAATGAATCAGTAGTTAATGCCATGTCCATTTTGCTCATTACTGCTATGGAGTCTCTTAAAGTTAATTTCCCGATAAAGTTATGTATATATTTTGGAATACCCGTTATTTTCATTCTGTCGCCGGACCCAAATAAATAAAATTCATATTTGGAATCTTCTTCTCCTAATAATTTGAATAACTCTAATAAATATCCGTATGTCCAACGTCTTGCGGATGATGTTGCCTCTATATTTATACCTAATTTAATCTTATGTACTTTATTTACTAACCGATTGGCATTTTGTATTTCTTTTGGTGTGAGATAAATTTTTGGTAGCACATTATCTTTTGGTAGCGTAACCATAAATAGGTCGGCTAAGCTATCTGTTCGGCATTGTCTATTACGAGATACTTTATAATTTTCAGTATGTCTAATGAGCGGTAAATGATATGTAAATTGTAACTTCTCTAGGTCGCTGTATTTAGTTATAACTTTATCAATGTCCGGGTTATTCTGTAGAAGTTCGGCTGCCTTTGGTCTACATGCGTAAGTTATACTGGCGTTAAATTTTTTCTTTAATTCCGTTACTATAGGCGTGGTTAATAAAATATCTCCCAGACCTCTGTCGCCACATTCAAAAATAGTATCAAACAATATAGTAACATTTTCTTGTATATCTTGATGATGTTTTACAATCTCCGAGAGTTCATTGGAGTTACGTATATATTTCTTACTAAATACTCTAGCATATTGTAGAGCTAATTTTTCTCCCTTTTTATTTACACCATGTACGGCGGAAAATTGATTTATGTCTTTAAAAATACTAGTATCAAAGTATCTCCACTTGGCTTTTATATAAATGATACTTTCATGGATAATTGCATCATCTGGTATTTTGTCGCAGAAGTATATAATAATAAAATTCTTTTTTATGGCTTCTATAATAAGTTTCTCATTATATTCTGGATTAAATATGTGACTTGCAAATATCAACAATAGAGGGAATGCTTTAAATGGGGTTATTACTGTAGATGAAACTTGTCGTACAAACTTGTTTTTGTCTTTACTCTTATAATATATGTCTAATTCTGTTGACAATCTTATCATTTCTATTCCTTCTCTAATATATGATATGTCTGTATAAGTTCTTTGGCTGTCTTATTTCCTAACAGTTTGGCAGCAATTCTATTAAATTTTGCATGATATTTATTATGTTCAGATTTATTTTTAAATAACATTAGATTTTTAATATCGTTATTTAAAGGGTTACAGTCTTTGTGATGTACAACCTCCGTCTTGAGTAATTTACGTCCTAAACGATTTGCCATAACGAATCTATGATATGACATTATACCCTTTCTTAAAAACGGATGTTCCTCTCTTATATTAATTTTAATATAGCCGTTTGCTTTAAATAAAGTATTTTTTTCGGTATAGTAATGATGTTTTTCTCCACGCTGGCAGTCACCTATATACTTACGAGTTTTTTTAGAGTGACATTTACTATAAAAGGGATTTTCTTTACTCTTATTTTTCCCTTGCATAGATTTAGCTATTTTGGTGCGGTGGTTTTCGGTAAGTACTGTTCCTTTTTTGGTGGCTGTATTTGTACATGCCCTTGAACAGTATTTTTTATTATTATGTGGATTTCCACATATTAAACAAACTTTACTAAACATAGTAAATAACTCCTTATAAGAAGCGGGGTAGGTTTAAAGTACCCCGCTTTATTTCATACTAACTTGTCAACTTATTAAGTAACTTAATAAAGAACTTTATCAACTCACTTGGTCTATGAGGACAATTGCGTCATAATCGGTTCCAGTACGATGTAACAACTGAAAGTCGATAGATTCATAAGCATAATAATTTACAGCGTCATTTTCAGGGTCGTTCTCAGGAACTACCTTGAACTTACGACGGTCACCAATCACTGCTTCAGATTTAGGAACTAAAATTCCGCAGGCTTTGTTTGTGCCTTCACCCTTACCATCAAGATAAGTAGTTTCAAGTACATCAACACCAAAAACTTTAGGAAGGTCCCCTTGGTCCATAACATTTTTGTGACCGGTCATATCATAACGTAAAGATTTATCTTTACGCATATAATCTGCCATCGTAGAACTGACTAAAAGAACTAAATCTTTTTTATTTCGTCCATACACTCCAAGTTCTTTAATAGCTTCACTAACTGCATCAACAACCGCATAGGCGGTACTAGGGTCATATGTTACTGCCGTAGTAGTTGAATGATTAGCTGCTATTTCATAAAGACCTAGAAATACTTTCAAAATATCAGTTGACGTTCTGTCACGTTCAGTACCAAGAACCATAGCACGTTCCTCTGCTCTAGCAAATGCTATTGCAAAGTTCTCAAGCAACATATCAACAACATCAATACTTGAATCATCAATGTCATCAACCTGTAAAGCGCCTTTTGCAGCAAGTTTGCCTGGTTCTAACACAATACTTCCAACTGACGGAGCAGTATTAGAAAGACCACCTGGAGCTGCGCCAATAGCTGCTTGCTTAACGTTATCATAATCATAGTTAACCGTAGGAACGGTAAAGGTACGACCCGGTACAAAAATGCCCCGAAAAATCTTACGCATCCAGTTCGTCTCTTCGATAACTTTAATCATTTCGTCTGCAATAGGCTTTGGCAAATACGCTGATGCTGGAGATACGGTATTATCCGGTACCAACACAGATTTTAGAAAATCACGTTTTGCTTTTTCCATTTTTTCCATAGCTTCTCATTCCTTTCATAAATTTTCGTTATTATTTTCTATTAGTAAAAAAATTACTTTTATACAAATACATAACTTCTTTTTGTGTCTCTTCGTCTAAACTATCGTATAATGTTGAATCGTTCATAACCTCTTCAACTGTTTTGCCGTTTAGCTTCTTTGATAGTGTTTTCTCATTTTCGTTTAAGTTATCCGTATTTATCCCTTTTCTCTTTCCTTTATCTTCTTTTGTAATAGCTTTGGTGCTCTTATTTTTTCCTTGCATCACTGTTCCGCATTCTGGACACTTTACATCACTACAAGGGACTCCTTTTTCATGTGGAATAGTGGTACCACATTCAGGACATTCGCAAATATCTGCTCCGCCATCTCCTTGCGGCTCTCCGCCGTTACCTTGTCCTTCGCCACGTGCTTTTTTCGTCTCTTCAGCCTTTTCTTCGTCGTGCTTCGTAGTTTCTGAGTCTTCATCTTTCTTCTTTGTTTCACCAACTTTTTCGGCCTCTACTGTACGTAACGTTAAAAACTTATAGGTATTTTCTTCGTTGGCATTTTCGGCTTCTGCTTTTTCAGCAACAATACAATATACCTTTAAAACTATTTCGTCACCTATAGTTAATTTATCAAAATCTTTTATAACCTCTGTAACATCTTTATCAAGTAAAGTAAAACGTGGCTGGTTGTTGCCTAGAACGGCTTTATGAATGTCGTTAAGTTTGTCATTCATTGCTTTAGCCATGTCTACTTCCTCTTCACTGACTTTTTCTACCACATCTTCTACGTCTTCTTCTTGTTTCTCGTCCTTAACTTCTTCTTCCTCTTTTTCTTTTTCCTCTACAACTTCTTCCTTGACTTCCTCTTCTTTTTCTTCTTTAACCTCTTCGTCCTTAACTTCGTCCTTAACTTCTTCTTTGACTTCTTCTTCCTTGACTTCCTCCTCTTTCTTCTCTTCTTTGACTTCTTCTTTTACCGTTTCCTCTTCTTTAATTTCTTCCTCAACTGCGGCTGCTTCTTCTGCTGCAACTTCATCTTTCACCTGTTCTTCGATAACCTTATCAATGCCGTCACGTATTGATTTTTCTTTACCTTTCATTTCACTTGCCTCCTGTGAGTTTAAATGTTCTTTATCGCTAATAGTAGCTTTCTGTACTGCACTTTTAAGAACATAATCTACGACCTGCGCCTTTGCATTTGCAGGTACGCCTACTAACGAAACTTCGTATAATTCCATCTCTAAAATTTTTATAATTTCGGCGCCTGTTTGTCGATTTCGTACGGTCTCTGCTGCAATAACTTTTCCGCCGATAGAAAATTTATTTAAAATACCTTCTTCAATTAAGCCTGAAATATCTGGGCGAGTTTTTGAAATATATGACTCAATAAATAAACCCTTTTTATCTACTGTTGCTTTTTCTATTTTTCCTATTGGCTGGTCATAATTGTGATTAAAAAATAAGGTACTGCCGTCTTTTAACAAACCATCTACGGCCTTCTCTAGTGCCTCTTTTGTAACTATCTCCTCCTGCCTATCAACTATGCTATGTACTGATGCGTACCCGCTAACATAAAATCCCTTTTCTTTCTTCTTTGCTTGCTTTACTGTAATATTTTGAGTTAAAAATCTAAACTCTACTGGATACATAAAACCTCCGTATTGGTTGAATGGACAATATAATCTATTATAAAGAATACTATATATAAATATTATTTTACTTTTATTATATCTCCAGTAAATAACGTATCTATATACGTCTTTCTATTACGCATTTTGCCTTTTATGCTATAGTCTTTGTGTGTTCCGAGAAAATATAGGTATTTTATATTAAAATCTTTAACAATACTTAATATCTTATTCATGGATAGGTGGTCATCGTATTTGGCTTTTCCTCGATAACCGCCGTCTAGAATCAGTACATTTAAATTTTTAAAATATTTTAAATTCTTTTTTGGTATATCGTTACAGGGACTACAGTACATTATGCGTTTATCTATAAGAAATGCGAGGCATATATCTGAATGACTCTTTTGTACCGTATGACGTACATGTATTGGCTGTATCGTTATGCCGTCTATTTTAAATTTCTTATTTGGAGTTATATTTTTGATTATGCATTTGTCGGTTAAATTCGCAGTATTGTGTAATAAGGCGTGTTCGTGGTCTTTATGTACGTATAACTGAGTTAATCCCTTTTCTTTTTTTAGTATTTGATTAAAGCCTTTTATATTTTCTTGATGAGCATGAGTAAGTAGTATGTGGTCAACCTCGATACTTTTTGTTAGGGCTGGCATATTTATTAAAATGTTCTTATTCAACAATATACATGGCTCAGTTTTTCGTATACTATGTTCTAGTACTTGAATTATCATGTGCCTTATTGATTATGCCTTTCTTTACATCGGGTTTCTATCGTAGCTAAATTTGTTGTATTCTTATTAACGGCTTTTTCTAGGCTCTCTAATTTGACTTCTACACGTTTAAAATCTTTTGCAAGATGTCTTAAATCATTAAATTTAATCATAATAAAACCGCTGCACGTTATAAGTATGCCGGCAATATGTAAAGCTACTAGTATTTGAGACATTTCTAGTTCCATACACTCTCCTTTAAAAATATGCTGTATAATAAAGAATGTTTTACAATAGTCATATTTTACTTTTTAGCATATTTGTATATGATATTATGAAGATTTATTTATATAATTTACTCTTACAACATTTGCCGACGGTGATGGTCTTTCCCTCTATACAAACGGTGAAACTACGATATATACGTTTATCACATAAATTACAGTGTCCGTCTTTTTTCTTCCTAGACCTCTCATTTGTTAATAAAATATTCTTATCTAGTATCTTAGCTTTTGGTCTAAGTTTGTCGCCTTTTCCGGCTTGTCTAATTCCCATATTATAACCCATGTTATATTCCTTTGTTAAAAAGATAGAATGTTTCCTAAGTATTTTAAAAGACTATTTTTTGCCTTTTTAGGGTCTTTCAATGGTACATGTATATTATTCTCTATCTCTTTTTTAGTATCGTTATCGTACCCGCATTTCGGACAAACTTTACGTGTAGTTCCTTGTATACTAATATGTTCTTTACAGTTCTCACACTTAAATTTTATTTCGTGCATTTTCAATCTCCAAATCTAATTCTTTTTCAAAATCATAATCTCGTATATCTATTATCTCTTTTGTGCCCTTACCAGCACGTCCATATAAGATAGTTATTAATGCTCCCAATCCTAAAGACGGATTTTTATACCATATCATATATAATTTCTTACAAATATTTTTAATCTTCTCTTTTCTTGTAATCATTATCTATCTTATCCTTTAATTTCGATATATCCGCTATTAACTCATGTTCAACGTTGTCTAACACGGTCAATATCTTATCTAAACTTTCCTTAACTTCTGGTAATAAGTCGTGAGTATCTTCAAAATCACTAATGCGTCCTGCACTTGTCTTTAAAGTAAAGTATATATCTCGTAATACAAATAATTCATTTAATTGTCTTTTATAGTCTTCTAACTTCTTTTTCATTATCTTCTACTATTCCCATAATTTTCATTATGACTAGAAAGATGTACTATATCAATCTTATTGGTCGGTCTCATTCTCAACTTGATTGTAAGTATTACGTCGCATATAGAACACTTTTCAAATATGGTTACTGTAAAAAAATCTATTATTTCTAAATTCTCTAAGTATAAATCATAACTATTTCCACATGACGGACATTTAATTTGCTGATACATCGGTCGCCACGCTTATTTCAGCCGGAAATATTCTCTCTAACATTACTGCTTGTATAAATTCTTTATCGCCTGGCTCTAGAACTATATCGTACGTAATATTTCTATTTACGCCGTCTTCGCCTTTACTCTCTTCTCCCCCAATAGTTAACAAAGGAGTCTCAAACATAGGCTTAACTATATCAATTATGGCCTCGTCTCCGTCATACTTCGTAACTCTATTATTTTCAACGGTTACCGTTACGACGGCTTCATTACGTATTAAATATATGTCTTTCTTTTTTGGCATCTTATAGTCTCCTATATTATATTATATTATACCCTATTACTCTACAAAATCTTTCATTAATTTATACTTACGTGAACTCGCCAATTTTAAATCATTCGGATTATATACATATGTAGCAAAAGATTCTGCAAAGTCTTCCGTATGTTTTACGGTGGCATAGTTAGTAACAAATCCTGCCTCTCTTAGGTTCATAATAGGCTGTTTCCCTATAGTCTCTCCTTCTATAATATAAGGCTTCCAACTAAGAACTTTTACGTTTTCCTTTGTACGTAAAAACTCTTCGCCCCATGTTTTAATAAAATCTTTTGAAGATTCATAGTGTAGTTGATGGCCCATTTCATGTGCTATAGAGTGTTGTAAATTTAACACGGTTCTTTCTGGTCTAAATGAGTTTTTACTATATAATTCTAATTGATATGCGCTATCATATCCTTGACCCCCAAATCTATTAAATTTATTTGTGGTAGTACTAGCGTATGCTCGTGGTACTCTTTTATATTCTTTCTTTAACTCAATAGTGGTAGGCTTTATTCTATCTTTTCCTATAATATTTCGTGCTATCTCATGTCGTGTATTTTTAACTGTGTGCATTGTATATAGTCTTCTAATATCTGCACTCTTAAACCCCTTTAACTGAGTAACTTTTAAATCATATAACTGCTTCTCTAATCTTTCATATACTTGCTTCCGACCTTTTACGGTGTTAAGACCCCGTGCCTTTAAATGTCGTTCATATCTTTTCATATCTTCGGCTAAAGTTCTAGTTCTAGTATTCCAGCGAACCAATGGAGCATTACCCCAGCTAATCGGAGCCGTATTTATAGTTCTATCAACGTCATCCAATTTAAAATTCTCTTCTGCCTTTTCTGGCTTCGCATCTGAGTAATACTCATGTACTTCTACGGTACATCTACACATAACATGAACTGGAATTGCTTTTCCTGCTTCGGCTAATGTATATACTTTTCCGTCTAATGGCTCACATATTGGACATACTCGTTTGTCCCCTGCTGTAATATGTTCTAAACTTTTAACCATTTTACTTGTATTATAACTTTCTACTCTTCCCATTGTGGTGGCACGGTTTGCTTCTGTACGTCCTATCATTTCTGTCCAGCGTCTATTTGGTATTGTATACGAGTAACCTTTTCTTGTTACGACACCATCAACTACTTTAGGAGCTACGTTTACTACTTTCGGAGCAGTACTTACTTTACGTAAATTTCTTCCTATTTCTCTACCATTTAACCCTTCACGCATACCATCCATGATAATGTCTACCATGTCTAATGATACTTTTCTACTAATGTACCATGACATTTTTAGAGCGGTCAAACGTGGTACTGCGTGTCCGGGAAGATAAAACCAACTTCTTTCCGGCATAGGCTCAAATCCCAAATCTTCTATACCCTTGTTGTAACCTTTGCCATATGATATAGTTAAAGGAACTATCATTTTATTTTTAAAATTTTCTTGTATGGCTGGAATCTTGGCGCCTAAATCTTCTTGCCACTTTTGAAATATCTCGTAGTCCCATGCCTTAAATAATTCGGTATTTTTTGTGATGTTCTTCTTAAAGGCTTGAATAAGTGAGGAAATACCTGCGGCTACTAAATCTCGTTGGTACTTTCGTACAAGACGTATTATCTCTGCTTCTTCTTTGTCGTAATTAACTAACGCCTCTTTTTTAGATGAAACAACATTATTGAAGGGCCTGTACGCCACACCGTAACGTATATTATCCTCAAACTCTTCAATAATGTCTAATAGTCTGTATAGTCTTTCTCTCTTCGTTGTCATATCTATAACAACTCCTTTAAAATTTTTTCTTAAATTCTACTCCTGCACCATTCTGTTCTTTAGTATAATAAGAGATTAGCGCTTCTGTTATTACTTTACAATTCTCTGGCGTAAATACTTTTTCGCTTACGCCTATCAATGTCTTAGATACGCCATTCCATGTAATATCGTAAAACTTTAACATTTGTTGGGTGGGTAATTTTACTACCTTGGCTAACAATGCATTCAAGTTCTTGGATAAACGTCTTAAATGTATTCCTGTCACTAATTTTTTTAACATGGCATTGCGACCTTTCTAATAATCAAATAAAGTTGTTATTATTAATTGCGACATACTTGTTGGCGTATCTGCACTATACTCTGCTATCGGTACAGTTATTGTATCGGTTAAACCTACATTAGGTGCCGCATTAAAATAGTTAGAGTGCTGTATTCTTGGTTCATCTATACTACCATCAAAATAATTTGTAGTATCCGGTTTACCAATATATAACGAGCCGGTAAAATTTCCTACCTCATTACTTTGTACGTATCCTCCTTGAACGCCATCTAGGTATAACCCATATTCATTTCCTTTCTTTACAAGACAAACATGATGCCAGTCTGTATCTGTTATTCCGGCTCCACTTAGAGATAGAGTATAAACATTTCCTACTTTTAAACGAAAATTTGTTGCTCCTGCTACGCCTCCGGCACGTCTAAATCTCCAGTTATTAGATGAATCTTCCTCGTGATAAAAGTACCAATCTTCATTAGATGGTAATTGTGCATGTCTTACCCATAAGTCTATAGTCCAGTCATCTACCGTGTTGGCAAATACATCCCAATCTGAACTATCTGCGTAGGATATATAACTATTTGTGTTATCTAATAATAATGCTGCCGTTCCAAATTTCTTATATGTGGTGTCTAATTCCGCATTAAGAGTTACTGTAGCATTACCTTTATTATTAGTTATCGAACTATCTGGCATAGTAGTACTTCCATCAGTCCCGTTTAAATGTAATAATAAATTAGTGTCTGCATCTAATCCTGCCGCAGCTACCGGTGAAATATTGATAGAGCATAAAACAAAACTTATGAGTATTGCTAAAAATAGCTTACGCATTATAGTCGTTCCAGTCATTGTTTAACTCCTCTATTAAAGTGTCTATTGAAGCATTAATTTGCTCAACTTCTGCAAAACGATTTTGAAATTTAGTTATTGTGACGCCATCTAACTGCACTGCAACTTCTGTAAATTTCTTTTGTACTTTTGCTTTGGCTTTACTTATGTCAATAGCAGCTTGAATTAAAACGTTCTTTGCCGCATTTAACTCATTTCTTAAATCAATAAACTTACTCAATTTACTTAAGTTGACTTCTCTAAAAACATAATTAAGAGTCGGCTCTGGTTCTACTACGTCAATTACTCCGCTTTCGGAAACATCTTCTTCTTGAGCATACAACGGTGTAGCAATCAATGAAGTAGCTATTAATGCCGTCATTAAAATCATTGCGAGTATTTTTTTCATCTTACTTCTCCTTTTGTTATTTTATTTGTTTTAACTTAAACTTCCAACTACTGTTACATTAACATAGTCTGGGTCGTCGGCCGCATCGTTATCAAACACTATTAAATGTGTTGTCTCGATAACTGTGTGGTCAATGCCTGACGTTAAATCATTATAATATACGCCTGTGCCATCTGTATTAATTGTTATCGCTTCTATAGTCGTTAAATCCGTAAAATCTGTATGGTCATTTACCTCTTTCAAAGTAAATGCTGTGTCGTCCGTGTCACTATTGCTATAAATTGCTGAAATAGTAAAAGTTTTCCCTGTTCTATTTACCCAAACTGGGAAAGTATCTGACTCATCTAAATCCAATGGCTTTGCTATAGTAAAACTAAATGCCTTTGTTGCCGGAGTATACCAACTAGGTAATCCAGAAGCTAAAGTTAATATATCCCCATCACTTGCTTTGGCTAAGTTTTTCCAATCACTGTTATAATAAAGAATGTCTCCATTTGCTTCTGACATTGCCGCAACATTATTTAATGAGTCTAAAACTGCGTCTGTTGTTAATACACTTGTTCCGTTTACTTGAACATCTACGGTACCGTTAATAGTGCCGGTAACTTGTGCATCTTGGTCAAAAATAAACTTTGCTAAATCTTCGTCGAAGGTTACAACACCGTCGGCATCATCCCCGTCAAAAGTTAATGTATAATCAACTCCGGCGGCTCCTTCTCCTATTGTGCTACTACCTATAGTAAGAGATGTAGTTGTACTTGCCCCACGTCCTGTAACTGTTGCCAATGTGTCCGCTTCTGTACTTGTTACAGTTATAGTATCACCTGACCTAGACGTAGTACTAATTCCCGCTCCTGCAAGAGTTACGGCTAGTCCAGAAGTTGTTCCAGCATCGTCTGCGGTAATAGTGTTAATTTCGTTTGTTGTACTTCCGTCTACCTCTGTACCAGTTACAGTAATCGTATCGCCTGACCTCGTAGTAGCGTTTATGCCTCCGCCAGCTATCGTAATAGCTAAGCCATTTGTAGTGCCTGCGTCATCCGCTGTAATTGTATTAATCTCATTAGAAGTACTCCCATCAACTTCTGTTCCAGTTACAGTTATTGTGTCACCAGAACGTGTAGTGGTATTAATCCCTCCGCCGGCTACAGTAATGGCTAAACCACTAGTAGTACCAGCATCGTCGGCTGTAATTGTATTAATTTCGTTTGTTGTACTGCCATCAACTTCAGTAGCCGTAACCGTAATAGTATCTCCAAGACTACTTGTTTCGGCAATTCCTGCTCCTGCTAACGTGATAGCTAAACCACTAGTAGTGCCAGCATCATCTGCGGTTATTGTGTTAATTTCATTACTAGTACTTCCATCCACTTCAGTACCGGTTACGGTAATAGTATCGCCGGAACGTGTAGTAGCATTTATACCTCCACCAGCAATAGTAATTCCTAAACCTGTTGTAGTACCCGCATCATCTGCCGTAATAGTATTTATTTCATTTGTTGTACTACCATCAACCTCTGTTGAAGTTACTGTAATAGTATCGCCGGACCTAGAAGTTGTAGAAATTCCAGCGCCTGCTAGTGTAATAGCAAGTCCTGCAGTAGTACCAGCATCATCTGCTGTAATCGTATTTATTTCGTTAGTTACATCTCCGTCAACTTCTGACGTTAGAACGCTGACTCCATTAACTTGTACATCAGTAGTACCATTTATAGTGCCTGTAACTTTAAAATCGCTATCAAAATCAAGCCTATTTTCATCTTCCATAAATGTAAATACTCCGTCATTGTCTTCGCCATTAAACGTTAAAGTATAGTCTGTATCTGCTACACCTGAACCAATAGTAGTATTTCCAATCTGTAAAGTTCCTGTAGATTGTAGACTTTTTACTCCCCAATTACCTCCATATTCTGTAGATGTTAGATGATAATATTCGTCTACAGTTCCGCCTTGTTTTCCCGTGGTAAGATTATGACTCATAGTTGCTCCGAATCTTACCCAATCAGACCCATTAAAAACATATAATACATTATCATCTTCGTTCCATACTGCTTCTCCCTCTACTACCGCTGTTTCTGTCCAACTTGCGCCATTCCATTCATATATATAATTTGCGGTGACGCTTTGACTAGTTTCTGAGGATGTTCCTGTAGTTGTATTTATATGTCTATCGCCTGTTCCGGGAGCTACTGGCTCACTTGTTACAAAGTTTAAAAAACTTTTTACACTTTCTTGCCAATCTAACCCCTGAATAGCAGTATCCACATAGTCTTTCGTTGTTGCATGACTACCGCTTGTAGGCGCACTACTAAGAATAAGTCTATTAAATGTGGGTGTATCAGTTGTAGTTATATCTTGAATAGTATTTAGTTCCGTTGATGTAATCTTTAAATTGTCTGTATTATAATCAAGATAAATATCCAAAGTTTCATTGCCTGCGCCAGATGCGGCATATTTAATACCATTACTTCCTGTCAATTTTGTAGATAAATAATTGGCGGTAGTATCTACTCCTGAAACTTTTACTTTATATGTTGCTCCGGGAACTGCGCCACTTCGTCCAACTTCACGCCATTGTCCGTTCACATGTACAAAAGATACGGAATCTCCCGCTTGTCCCGTAAAATCTGCTGCTCCTTGTAAAACTATGTTGGCGCCATGTTGTATAGTAGTATTTACATCTCCAAAATTAATAGAAAGTTTTTGGGTATCCGTACCATCTTCAAAATCGGTTACGGTGGTGGCTCCGGTATTAGTAGTTAGAAAAATATTTCCAGTATTTACCGAAGGCGTCGTATCCCCGTCTGAGAAAGATACCGTATTCGTATTTAAGAATTTTTCTGCCGTAGATACTCCATCATAATTCGCTATAATATTTTCTACGGCTTTTTTGCCCATTGTGTCTTGAATATTTCCCGCAAATGCAGGAGTATTGTATAAGCAAAGTGATAAAATAAGTAACCATGCAATAAATTTTTTCATAATGTCCTTTTCTCCTTATATAATTTGTTAAACGTCAATATCTGTACGTCCCCAAACAGAGACTTCTACGACTGCAGTATCTGCCGTTTTGGATGTAATTTTTACGCTTGTAATGCCATCAAAAGCTACTGACATAGTAAATCCTGCCTGTAGTGTAAATGCGTCGTCGTCATTTAATTTTACTAACGCATCATAATTACTGTCATTTAATAATCTTACAAAATTTGCATATATTCCTGTTAAAGTTAAACTTGCTTCCACGTATGCCGCATTTGTAGCACTTACCGTATCTACTACGTAATCCTGAAACGGCGCCTCGACTGTCGGTCTAATCTCTGAAGTACGATACTGATAATTAACCGCAAAGGCTGTACTCGTAAAAAGCATTATTACTACTAACATACTTACTAAAATTTTAGATGTCTTCATTTGTTATTCTCCTTTTATTTAAGTTTTAGGGTGTTTCCCATTCTATTCGTTCTCTTTTAAAAGCTATAATACTCTGATAACCTGTTATTAATTTTTCGGCAGTCAATTCAAATTCTATCTCTATTCTTGCCGTATCTTTAAAGTCTGTGGTTTCTTCTTTGTCTACATGTACTGTAAATTCTCCTTCGCTTGAGTCCGTTATTTCTATTTGGTCGTCACTTCCTCCACTATTGGCGGTTGCTAACTTTATAGAATTGCCGTCATTATCGTAAATCTCACAACGTATTTTCCATCCTGAAATATCTGTATCTGTTACTGTACATGTAAAATCTATAGAGTCGCCTTTTACAATATTTTCTAAGGTTCCTCCCAAAGAACTCGAAATGCCGTCTATCTCTATTGTTATAGGGTAACTAACTGTCATCTCACTTGCCATAACTATATTTTCCACATGTTCTGTAGAAGTTACTTGTGCTGTCGCTTCGCTATATCCTGTCTTATTAAAAGTCGCTGTAAAATATGTGTCTGTGTGCGGGTAATCATATGTAAATGGCGAACTTTTTGACTGCGAAGGTGTGCCGTCTCCTGCCACAAAATCTACACTAGCAAGATGATTTCCGTTATTATCACGTACATTAAATGTAACTGTTACATTACTAACTGTAACATCTAAATTGTCGGACGTCTCTCTACTTTGTTCATCTATAATTTTTAAAGAACTGGTTATAGTTCCTAAATTTGTATATTGATATTGAAAATTTCGTATTGCATCTTGTAAAGTTCCGTAGCCACCTTTTGGAATTTGTATATATCCGCTTCCTTCTATATCGTACCAAGCAGTAGCATTTTCAATATCGCCGTCCACATCTGAAACTACAGCGTCAGAAAATGGTTTAAATGTTTCATCTTTTAAACAATCTTTGTCGGCTCCTGCGTATACATTTGGCGGAGTCTCATTATCATAAATAATTGTTATAGTATCTAATTCTACTTTTTGTTCTCCGTCACTTATTAAAATGGCTTTAAACATTAACTTTTTTTCGGAGGTTGGAAAACTTGCTATATTAGCACTAACTACACTTGCAGAATTATAATTGTCCCCTACTACGGCAGCCCATATGCTCCCATTCCAGTATTTCCAATCTGTGCCGTTATCTGAAAGTTGATATGCCAAAGTTCCGGCGTTTCCTCCGCCTTCTACTTCTGTAAATTCGTCCCATAAATACAAATCCGGGGCATTTAATAAACTCGTCGGATTTATCGTCGGTTTATCTGTGGAATAAATGGTTTCTGGAATTGCTACTGGTGTATAATCCGTAGTATGTTGTACTGTAGAAAAAACCTGAAAATAATCTATTTTAAAATCAGAGATTGCGTCTTTATCATAGTCATTTCCAATTCTAAAAAGACCTATGTCGGAATCTCGTAAACAAGTATTAGTACACGTAGAGCCATTTTGTACGCCGTTAACAAATACTCTCGTTGCACCTGTAGTAAAATCCCAGTTTAGTTCAATTTCGTATTCGGTATCTGCGGTAGGTAAAAATTGTCCACATAAATGCTCTACTACAAAAACACCATCTTTATCATAAACATGAAGTCTTAAATACGCTCCAGACTTGGAATGTCTTAATTGTATTAAATTATTTTTACTATTGTTTTGTTTACAAATAGCAAAAAACCATCTATCACTAGAAGGTGCGCCCGTATAATTCGGGGTGACCTTAAATCTAATGCATCCAATTTGCTGACTATCTGCATTTAAGTCAGCATCGTAATCTACGTATCTACTATCATTATGTGCTAAATCCAATTTTTCGCTATCAACTGTCGCTCCGCCATATGCTGTTCCCGTTAATACGCCTAAACCACGACTACCATTTATATCAACGTTATAACTAGCATAAAAAGTTTCGTCTGCGGGAGTTAAATCTTTTAATTTCGCTAAACCTCCGCTAACTTCTATCTTGTCGCTATCGTAAGTAAAATCGCCCGGAGTATCAAAAGTATATATTTCACTAGCCATTGTTCATATCTCCTATTAATTTTTTGGCCCTTCGCTCTAATTCTAAAGCTGGGACTCGTAAAGATGCATACCATATTGGATACTCTACTTTTAAAATTTCAAATAGAGTATGTAAAGTTTGTATTTCTTGTAATATTTGTTCATTAGTTATCATTATTGTTCTTCCTCCAATAGACGTAGAATTTCGCCTTTGACTGCGGCTATCTCGTCTTCGGTTTTATTTTTCTCTGTCATTTCTTTCATATATTTACTTACTTGAGGGCTAACTAATTCCAAACCTTCTGGAGCCAATTTTCCATTTTTATCTTTTAGTGGAGGCAGATTAGTAAAGGCTCGTGCTTCGTTTACTGTAATAAATCCGTATTCGCAGCCTACTTTTGTTTTTTCTAAATCAAATTCTTCATCAACACTGGCCGGTTCTACAAACTTAATTACTACGTCTTCAAATTCAAAACCCTGTCGTACAAGTACATCGGTCAATCTATGAGTCTCTAACTTTAATAATGGCAATACTGCATCTTGTTTAAATTGTTCTCTCTGCTCTGAACTATTTAATTTTCCAGTGGTACTATCTACTATACCCATAACAATCGGCTGTAATCCGTAAACTGCCATAATTTTATTTAAAAGCCATTTTTGATACTCTAAAAACTGCATCTCTTGCTGAGAGGCGCCCATTTTAGTAAATTTTGCATCTCCGTTATTTGTTACAATTAACTTTTGCACTTTCTTACGTAACTCTTCTTGCCAATAACGTTGATTTTTCTTTAACAATGGTGCTGGCATTCCCGGAAAGGCTAATACGCCGCTTATGACTCCGCTATGTTTCAACAATCTTTTATTATACTCTACCGCCTCATCGTCGTTCTCAATAGCGTCCCACAATGTTTCAATAGGGCTTAGACCATATACGCTTCCACTTACTGGATTAGCTACAAAATAAATTAATTCTTTTACTCCCCATTCTGCAAGTGTTTTTGTATAATCACGGGGGCTAATTAATTTATATGCTGAATTTTCTGGATTTTTAAAATCACCATGCTTGTCTATATTCAGACGAATATCGCTACCTTTAACATCGTAAATTTCAACTGGTCTATTTTGACCATATACGATTTCTAATGCTCCGCCATCATAAACTAGAATATCTCTTAAATACTTTCTTCGTATATCGTCAAAACTTTCTATATTTTCGTTGGGATTATTCAACAAGGCTTGTACTTCTTCCGCTCGTTTTTGAGTCTGAGAGTCATCCATTTTTTCCGGCGTTGGAGAAGCAACTACTTTATAACGTACTACTTCTTTTATAATTTTATCAACGCAGGCACGTACCCAAGCATTGAAAACATATTTGTCCCATAAATCTTCTTCGTCCGCTCCCGTGACTCGTATATCTCGTTCTACGTACTTTGAATTAGAACTTACAGTCCACGTACAGGCTTCATCTATATAACCTTTACTGGATTTCTCTATTAAACGCTGTGAGGGTGGTTTATTGGGGTCGTGAATCTCTAAAAAATTATCATTTTCTTTCTGTTCTTTATTACCATTTAACAAATCTCGCCATTTTTTCATGCTAGTTATCCTTTATTTCGTTACGTTCTTCGTTTAATTTGTTTGTGGCCCATAAAATATTAAGACCTTCTTTAAGTTCGGAGACTCGTTGTATGTCAGATTTTATATTTTCTGGTCGTAACGTTATATCAATAAATAACTTAAGTGTTTCTTTAATTATTTTGTATATAAATACACACGTTACTATTATTAAGAGAGGTAAACCGAGAGTGTATTTTACTATATTAGTAATATGTACCAATCGTTTTAATCCTTGTCGCTCTTTCTTGGTCATGCCCATAATTTCCTCTTTCTATCGTCGTCTAAAAGCCCGGAAGCCAAATAGAGTCTGAATTTTTAGAATTGCTTATAGCGCCGAATGCTGCGCCTGCCACCGCATCTGCAACGTCTTTTGAGCCTCTATCCGTTCCTTCGTCTATCGCTCTGGCTCGACTTACTTTAGGGTGGTCTATTTTATCGTTAATGTCCTCTAAATCGTGTAACTCTCGTAAAAATATTTTATATGTGTAATAATCTAGTCGTCCAGTATATAACAAACTTTTTAACGTAACGTACGGGTCTCGTTTTCTATCTACAGACAATATCTCTGTACCTATGCCTTTTTGCTTTAATAATTGACAAAAATCTACAGAGTTCCAACCATCTAGCGTAACTTTGTCTATCTGAAAACCTAGTGCAACCAATTTATAAATAAATTTTCTTATATTTTCAAAATTAAGTTCGGTCTTACTTCGTAATTGTATCATAAAATCTATATAGGCTCCATACAGTAATTCTTCGTCTTCTTCTGCGTACGGATTACATAAAAACTTATGCGCCATTGCGATTCCGGCGCAGTCGTTTTTGTTCTCCACGTTGGCTTTTGCTAAGTCAATATGCACATTATACACCGCTCCACTGTGTTGATGTTCTAATATAGTTTTTCTAGCTTGTTCGGCATCTGTTAAACCTTTTTTTCTATTACTGTGTAATTTCCATAATTCTTCTGTAGTTCTAGGTTTAAACCAGTCGGCTAAACTTAACGTATTCAAATCCTCTGTATATAATACATTGTCCAAAAATGGGCTACTTCTTTTTTTATTAACTCGTTCATCAATACGTTTGGGAAATTTAAAAAACTTATTTAGATTGTGTTTTAAATCCTTATTCTCGTATCGTCTTGCGCTATCTTCTGGATTAATCTCATATACTTTTTTAAATTCCTCTTTGGTCTTTCGTGGATTTACCTCCCATGTAGCTTTACAACTTCGATACACATTTGAATTATTCTTGGTTTTCTCCCATCTATGCATCATATAATCGTTTTCATGTCTCATATACGATATTAAAAATATCTTAAAGATGTCATCTCCATATCTGGATGTAGCTGTATTTGTTAAAGCCTCGTATAATTTTTTTGCATCTTCTACTCTAAATTCTGCCACTTCATCAAATATGGCAAGTAATACGTTTAATCCTTCTCCTCCGTAGGTCTGACTGTTTAAACTGTGCGCTCTTATTCTTTTTGGGAACTCTACACTAATGGTTTGCACATCTTTTCCATCTCGTAAATCCATTCCCTGTTCCTTGAACCAGTTTTTTCCTGTTTCTGGATTTTTTACTCCTCGTAGAGCATTTTTAAATTTATAAAAAAATACATTTTTTGCATGACGCCCGCTTAAAGATACATTAACTAAGTCTATGGGCTCTGTGTCGGCTAAATTAAAATATGCTTGTGGATTTTTTAAGCACATTAACCAGTATGCGCAGTATGTCAGTATTCGAGCGCATATAAAATCTTTTCCGCCGCCTTCTCCCCAAAGTAGTAAATATTCTTGATACTTATTACTCCACTGTAATCCTCTATCATCGTTTTGGAAAACACTTCGGACGGCTTTTAACTGTTCTTCACTCAATGTCGGTTTTAGCCAATCCTTAAAAAAGACTTCCGGTACTACAGGAAGTTGCTCGAACATACTGTTACGTTTAGACCAGTTGGTTAATTTGCCTTTTGCTGATTTACCTAGAAAATACATATGTGATTTATTGTCCTTTACGTTAAAGAATCTACATATCTCCTTTTGTTTTACTTGTTTAAATAATCAATAATGACATTATAAAATTTGTTATTTGTCTTGGCTATGGCGTCTCCGTCAAATATCATCTGAGCTTGTCCTGTGAAATTCAGAGTAATTTTTGTGACAACTCCTTTTATTAAATCCATTCTAGTATCTATAGACTTTATGGGCAATCCTTTATATATCTGTTCTGTAATTTTCTCTAATATTAATCTGTACTCGTCTGGAGTTAAAACATTGTCTGTCTTTTTATATTTCTTCTTTCGTAAGTCCAGTACATCTAGCTTATCTTTTCCTACCCCTATACCATGTTCTCTTAAGTTCGCCTTAAGTATTTCTGGGTCCGTAGCATCACCCAGTAATTTAATATTGTTCCCCTTCTCTTGAAGTACTTGAAAAAACTCCTCTTCCATACTGTCACCGGGCTTTTTACCGTGTTTTTCAGCAAGTTCTATAATACGTATATAGTCATTCAGTGACATTATAAATGCCGGTTTTGAATTGTCATTATTATTCATCAAATAGTATCTCCCTTACTTCCTTAATATTTATTATCATATCAAACTTTTTCTTTACTCTACTAAGATTAACAGGTTCATTTAAAAAATTTCCGGATTAAAAAATCCTACTCTCTTTTCTTCATATAAAGTATCAGTATTGTCCACAAAAATCACTTTTACCATTTTATCGTCCTCTACGACCTCTACTATATCGTTTTGGTTTCTTTATACCGGCATAGTCTAATGCTCTATGTTCCTCGCTGCAGAATCCAATTCCTACATGATTAAATATTATCGCTTCTTTAATCTTTTTTACTCCTAGTGCTAAACATACTTTACATTTCATTTTACTATGTCCTTGTTTGGTGTTATAATTCTACGTTTCTGTACTTTTAATTTAATAAAATGTTTTTGGTCTTCCTCTGGCAATTTGCTAACCATACTTTCAGGAAAAATAATTTGCGCTGTACGTATAAGCTGAGCTACCATTTCTGCAACTAATACCGTCGATATATCTTTTTGCGGCTTAAATCCATAATATGTAACATCTTCATTTATAGACATATTATCTCCTTATACTATTATACCCTGTTTCTTACACTACTTTATTTTTTTGTACTAATAGTTATCGTTCCATCAGGATTTCTTGTTTCTATTAACTCTAACTCTTTATATTCTAATGAGTTACATTCATCCATATCAATGTACATAGCTAATTGTTTCTCTAATCTTTCTAATCTCTTTAACTCATAACTTTTAAATGGCTTTAATGTAATCTTTCCCATAACGCTATCTAATCGTCCGTGTCGTATATCAGAGGTAGCATATGCTCCTATTTTAAAATAACGACTATCATATAAATCAACTTCTGCGTGTATCCCTACTGCGGTTTCTTCTAACTCATCAACTTTGTTTTCTAATCCGGCTATGCGACTCGTATTATTCGATATATTCCCCTCGTTTGTACTGATACGTCCTTCGTGATTTTGTAATGTATATAAATTGGAATTAATACGATTTGAATTATCCGTAATGTTATTTTTATTTATTAATATATTTCCAACGTTTTTAATAATTTTTTTGTTAAGTATTTTATCTCGTCGTCTACTACTTTTGTCAACTGTAGTTACTCTTTTATTCAACTTTTTATCCGCCTTAACACGTTGTATTACTTCTTTTGCTATGGCTTTTTTATTAGTACGTATGTTAACTTTATTTATATCTATATTATTCTTATTTATGTCTATACGTACATCTTGCATTTGACTACTGTATTTATTATATTCCTCTGTTAATACATAATCTACATCGTAACTATCGGGATTGCCCGCTTTCCCGTAATAACCCACTGCCGTAGTATTTACATTATTCGGCTTATAGTCGTATATCTTGGAATAACCTTCATTATGAATATAATTCTTAAACCCGTTTTCTGGAATATAATCATTATACCCGTATGGTGCGGTTGTATTTTCGCTCCCCGTTCCAAGACGATTTTCGGCAACTCTGCTTTCTATTTGTGCTATATCCGTTTCGTTTTTAGTTATTTTCGTATCTTGACTCTTATCGTACTGTGTCGGAAAAAACCAAAACGCCTCCGCCGATTTTATACAACTTATACTCATTATCATACAAAGTACTAAACTAATCAAAACGTATGGTAACTTTTTCATTCTTATACTCCTTTCACTACTCTTAAATAAGTTAAATCGTTAACTTGCTTTATGTACATATTTAAAATTTTTCTGGTACCTGCCAAATTTTTTAATTCTGTAATATCTTTTTTGGTTTTAGTACGCTCACAGAATATGCTATGTAGTAATTCATATTCTACTGTCCCTACTAATATGGTGTCGGGAAATTGACCGTATTGTGCCATAAATTCGCAATATCTCTTTTGTATCTCTTCTATAATATATCGCATACCTTGTCTTTCTTCGTCACTACCTTTAAATACTCGCTAAACTTATCTGTTATACCGTCTCTCCAAACTATTAAATCTGTGTCGTTATATAACTCTTGAGAAAAATAAGCTATCTTATATTTTCCCCATCGTAAGTCATAGTAATTATCCTTTTGACCTCTGTTCATTAAATTAAACATTGCACTAAACATGGCTACATTATAGTATATGTTCTCACTGTTAACGTCTTCACATACACTAATTCTTGTTCTCTCTTGTGGTAGGCATCTCAATGCGTCCATAAATTTATTAAAATACTCTGCGAAGTGCTGTTTATTCACGTCGCCGTATACATGATTAAATTTCACGATTAGTGTCTTGTCACGAGACATTAAATCGTAGACCTTTCCTATCTTCTTATACATGTTAGCTAAATCTTCTTCGTAACTTTTACTTTGACCTAATGCAACGTCAAATGTCAATGAGGTTAAATTATGCAATAAGCTGGGAGTTGTTGCTCCTCGTAAAAGTTTATTGCCGTTTGTATTCAAGTTAACACGACCAATACCTAAAATATTTCTGAAAACATAAATAAGTCCTGTAAGTCTGTCTCCAAGAAGTGTCGGTTCTCCGCCCATAAATGTAACATCGTCTACAATATGTCTAATATCGTGAATGTCTATATTATATTTCTTTAATTGCTTTTCAATATTCTCTATCTCTATAAAATTCTTATCCCATCTCTGCTGATAACAAAATTTACATCTCTGGTCACATGCAAAATTAGTAATGATACGTAATGTCTTATATCTCTTCATAACTTCTCCCTCTACAATTCGTTAATTAGATTTCCCAGTATTTCCATATCTTCTAATACGGTGCTTTTTCTCTCTTCTACTATCACTTTGGCTTGTTTCTTTAACCCGCTCACATACGTATCATAGAGACTCTTAGGCTGTCTCTCCATAGTCATACGTCTCTTTCTTCGCTCATCTTTACTTAACATAGTAACCTCCTTATCTACTATATTATACCCTTAAAATACGTGAATCTATGTACTTTTTTATGGTCTCTTCATCGTAGCCTACTTCTCTTAATTGATAACGTATCTTTTTTACTGCTCTATCAAAGTTTGCCAAAGTCGCTACATAAAGATGTTTGGTTATTTCGTTATATAATTCTTTTCTCATTTTATTCTTCCTCTCTTTTGTCTAATCTATTTTCGTATCTTTCTTTCTTTTTAAGTTCTACAAAAACCTGCGCTTGCTCTGGTGTAACTTTAAAATGTCCTACGCTTTTATATCCGTTCAATCTTAATTCGTCACACTTGTTTTCCGCTCCGTTCAATCCTGCAACTAGAAAACCATCTGTTCGCTCAACTCCCATAATACTCTTTGTTCCGCTCACATAATAACGGTCAATGGTCATTACGCTCATACCTCCATTAATTAGGTTAGTAATTGTCTTACACATTATACCCTTTCCATAAATACAACTTATATGCTGTTATTTATAGTCCGTTCTGTCTTTCCTTAACAAGTATTCTTTATTAATACTTTTTAATATCTTTCTTCCTATTGTATGGTCGTACTCTTCTTTTAACGGTTTTGTTATACAACCCTCTCTTATCTGTTCTTTGTATAACACTGAATTGCCGATAGTGTAGGCATATAATGCCATTTGAGAAAATCCGCCCTTATATAATTCTGGTACAGTGGGTAATTTGTATTTTTCGCAGAACTTCTTAAACTCATCGTAGTCTAAATATTTCCCCTTATATTTCACATCAAAAAATGCTACGTCAATGTCATCACGCCCATACTCTAAATCTTGAATCTTCTTGCCATATATCTCACCATATATAATATAATCTTCTGGTATTTTGTCGGCAAGATTGTATTTCTTTGCCATTCTTCCATATACGTCTTCGCCATAAAAACACTTTCTACCCTTAAATCCCACTATCTGAATACTATGACTTCCATATACAAACTCATATGCTCCGAAGAAATAGGATTTTATTTTGCCCCATAAATTATTCTTATATCTGGCTAATTTCCCTGCTCTAAAATTTGTTCCGTGAATCTTCTCGGTTATAACGACTTGTTCTCCACTTTTAAAGACAGTAGTATAATTTTTAATATTCTCTATATTTGTATACTTATCAAATAGAGGATTTTTCTTTTTCTTAGTTGGTCTATTACCGTTATTTAATCTTTGATATTCTGGCGTAGGCGGGTCGTATTTAGTAATACCAAAATATTTGGCTACGTCTTGTCCTTCTTTCCATTTCTGACCTTCTGGAATACTCAGCACTAGTCCTTGACTTATAAATCCTCGTAGTTTAACCGTACGTACTCGACCGTTTTTACGTAAATATTCCAGATTATATTTCTCTGCTGTCTCTGACGGCACTACGCTATCAGGTGGAACAAATACGACTAAATCTCCCGGCTTATATTGGTCTAGTCCTACAATGCACGCCCAGTCTTTTATTACTACTACGGACAGCTTGTCTGCATTAGGGTGTTTTCTTATAGACTTTACTTTACATACTTCAACTATTAATTTACTCATCTGTATCTTCTCCTTCATTTAATTTATTTACCACTTCTTGACTTACTTTTAATAAGTTACTGTAATTGCCTCCCATAGCCTTGTCCTGATATTCTGCAATTTCCTCTTTAGTAAGCCCCTCATTTCTCATAGCCTTTGTAACATAACCCATAACACTAAACGCATTACCGTTTACACCTATTAATGTATATTTACTCATCTTCTTCCTCCTGTTTTTTTTATGGCTTTTACTGTTCCACATTCTGGACACACTTTTAAAATATAATTTTGATTCTCTAAATCTAACAAAGCCCAACTAAATTTATGAGACTCTATACCACAGGCTTGGCAGTTTTCTAAACTCGCTTGTTTAATACGTTGTGCCATTTCAATCTCGGCCTTAGTTCTATAATCTTGACATAGCTCGCCATTTAAAAAAGACTGATACTTTGCGTTATAGTTACGAGAAACATCTCGTTCACGACCTACATAACGCATAACATCAGATTTATTTTTTACAGTTTTAACAAGTATATTATCTTTGTATATTCTATACTCAGCCATTTTCTTTCTCCTTCTCTAAATAATCTTTGTATCTCTGTGCCTGTTTCAATTCTCTCTTTGCTCTGTCGCTCCCTCGTTCCATAAACTGTTTTGTTTCTTCTTCATTCTCTAAAACAAATAACCAAAAATTCAAATTGTTTGGCGTCCGTGGGCGTTTTATTCTTCTCTTAGTACGTTTATGCTTGCCTACGTCTTTTTTCATATCTAGTGCCTTTCGTTGTCGCCTATTTGTTCTAGTTTAGTTCGTCTAATGAGTCTCGTATAGCATATAACTTATTTAATGTCTCATAAGTACCTTTATTCTTTTCTAAATAATCTATACGATTAATATATAAAGCTAATGACTCAAGTTTCTTTGCCAATATGCCCTTTAACTCTACTATCTCTTGTTGTATTCTCTGTGCTTTTGCTTTAATTTGCATAATATGCTCCGTTTTATTTTAATTTCTTGCTGTTAACCATGAGTTAATTTGCTTTTGTGTAAAGTCAAAGTAGGTGATTGCCTCGTAACCTAGTGTTTGTAACTCTCTAATCTTAGTTTGTACACTTTCCAATCCACGTACTACAAATCCATTTGTTATCTTTCTACCTAGAATTAAATTTTTGGTTCCGCTAATATAATATTTTTTCTCTAGTGTTCATATTTCCCCCTTCGTTCTATAACTCGTTTATCCCTAGTTCTATTATACCCTTTCTTACTTCTCTTAATTCGTGTTTTTGGGTTTATTTCCCATACTTTTCTTATCCCTTTTATAATGTCTAATACTGTAACTTTTTTGTTGCGTTTTTTCTTAGACACGTAATCTCCCATCGTTTCCGCTTACTGAAAAAGTTAAATCGTTATCTCCTATAATTAAGTCTTGTTCAAAATATACGTATACAAGAGTCTTTATTACCTTTAAATCGTTTGTTGTTGGTCTCTTTGTAAGTTTAAATATATATTGCCAACTATCTTTATTACTATTTGTATCTAACTCGAATTGTATCATTTCAACTTTAGTACTATCAATATCTTTGTTTACTCGTTCTACAAAATAATTAGCTATTTCTTTCATACTATAGACTCTAAGTTCTTCCATAAATCCCCCTTATATTGATATTTCTAACTTTTCATTATAGTTACTTTTATCTAACGTTTCTTTAAACACTTTGTACAATCTTCCTTCTTTTGGAAGTTTAGTCCAATCATTTCCTATTGATAGCAATAATTTCTTACATTTATTATCACAATGTAAGATTTCATTTATTCCTTTTATATTAAATTCATTAACCATTTCAGTTTCTTCTAATCCAAATAAGCTCATTAATGGTAGAATATATTTTCCACATACATCACATAAAGCTCCGCTACTTGTAATCATTATTTTCTCCTTTCTTAAACGAAATCAGCTTCTTATTGGTCATCATCCTTCTCCTCTCAACATCTTAACCGTTGTTTCTAGGTCGTAGTAATTTTACTTTTATCTAATGTAGAATGTGTATCATTTACATTATTTACATATACTGTTATTACTTTATTTTTGTCTAATGATAGTACTACACAAAAGTTTTTATTATCTACTACATCTCTACTACGTAATAATACTCTTTTGTCCGATTGTTCCTTACTATGCTCTCTTAGATGATACTCTATTATGTCAGCATTTTTTAAGGCTGCTAATATACGACTGCCGTCTATATTTTTCTCAATTATACGTTCTATAGCATGTCCGCTAAATTTTACTCTACGAGTGCCTGTTAACATATTATTGACCGTATGTGTTAACTTTTCTATATCTTCTCTAGTCATCTGTGTAATATGTTTTTTCATTTGTCTTATACTCCGTTTTATAGTTTGTGTACTTCGTTTTCTACTACTGTTCTTAAAAACTCCGTAATCTCTACTAAATCCCCGTTATCGTCTTCTATCTCATGTATAAGAATTTCCTCAATAAAAATACTTGTCGGTATTCCTCTATTGCCGTCGTAGTCTGCTCCATAATTACTACATCTGGCGTAAGTTACTTCAACATCTGCCGTATATACTATATCGTCTACTGTAACTAATATATATTCTCTCATATTATTCCTCCTCATTATCTGGATAAATAATTTTTCCACATTTTGCCTCATTTGCGCTAAATAGAATACTATTAAATGCCGATATACGTATAATTTGATTCGGGTCGTAACTACTTTCTACTATTTCACAGTATCTTGAACCATTTATCAAACATTCTTGATAAAGTAAATAAGCTAATGTACGTACATCTTGCATATTTGCTCTCTTAGTTGTACTTACGTAATTAACCAAGTTCGTTTGATTATTTGTTAACGATTTTGGCGGCAATCTATACGGCTTATCTTTTGTAGGAATATATACATTACGTTCCATATTACGCTCCCTTCTTTTCAATGAAGTCTAAAACATCTACTAACATATCAAAGTATACGCCTTCTACTTTTTTAATCTCGTTCCATTCATACTTTACGTTTAATTTTCCAAAAGTAATTGTATACGTATCATCAAACATTAACTCAATAATAACACGACCCTTGAAATTTAATCCATTAACGTCAAACTGTACTCCGCCCAATTTACTGTTATCTGCATTATGTGCTATAAAGTTCTTTGCGCCGTAAGCCGCTAACGCCCAAACATCGTTTGCTTTAATCTGCTCTAATATTGTACGTGCGATTCTTTCTTCCGTCCGTCTCTGTTCTCTTTTTTCGTTTAATTTGTTTTCCATTTCATCCTCCCGTGTTATACTTATATAGTAACACGATTTTATATGTTTGTCAAGGGTAGCCACGAAAAAAAGTTAAATATATTGTGTTTCTAAGTCCTTATATATCAATATGTTATGTAATACGACTTAATATTTAATATATTTCTAAGTTCTTATATTTAAAGGAGTTAGGCGAGAGTGTTGTGCTCTCGCCCTTCTCATCTACGCCTATTTTGTCAGTAATTCGTACGCCTTTTCACGTAAGGTGGCGCCTGTTCCAAGTAATGAGGCATACTCTCTGTTATCTGCATCACCTTTTGTGCTTCTATAATGGTCTACGTAATCAGTAACACCATCCTCTTGTTGGCGGCTTTTGCGGTTGTTTTAAATTAACTCTTTCTAACGGGGAAAAACTTATTTGTTTATTGAGTAATGACATTGCATAAAAGAAATATCCTTTGGCATAGATGTGATTGCCGTCGCTAAAATACACATTACATATCTTGTCAAGTTTATTTTTTACTGGGCATCTTCCAGTCCAAAAACAATGACAAGTATCTGGATGAACTTTGTCCGCCATTTTGTGTTCCACTTTTTCAGGCTTTGCATATATTAATATGTTAAGTTCTTTAGTCATAATAACACTCTTTCTCATCTGGCGTTAAATCTATATTACTCTTTTTCTCTTGTTTAGCCAGTAAGGAATTTATGTACTTGGCCATTTTCTCTAACTGTTCTTCGTAATTGCCTGCCCATAAATTAAAGTCTTTACGTTCTTTATTTAGAAACTTATATAATATTTTTTTTGTTACTCTCTTATTTTTGTACGTTTTTTTTCTTATTGCCTCTTCTTCATGTATTTCTTCTAACAATACGGCGCTAATGTAGCGTTTTGCTTCTCTCTCAGTACTAAAAGACCCATGATGTATTGCGTAGCTGTCTCTAGAGTTCAATTTAACTCTAAATATTGATGGCGCTATTTTTATAATGTGGTATCCTTTATATTTCATCTGCTCGCCTCCTTGATTGCTTTAATAAACTCGTTTCCTCTTTTTATGCCTAGTTCTCCTCTTATCTCTGCTCCCTTAGATGTCTGCCACTCAAAAGATGATGTGTCTCGTGTTGAGCTGATGTTCTTTGCAAATCTTCCTAATCTCTCTTCTCGTGTCTCTCCTCTATTACTACAACTACCCATATTACACCTCCCTCTTTTTAGAATACCTATCTATACATTGTTTCGGAGTTAATACTATCTTTCTACAATCTGAGCAGATAACTCCGCCCATTTTCTCTATACCTTCTTTTAAAATATTATCAAAAATATTCTCTGCTATTGCAAAGTCGCAAAAGTCTATTTCATCTACTAGTCTACCATATCTTTTCTTGGTTTCTCGTATTTGACGATATATCTTAATTTCTATCTCTCTTCTTTCTTCGGCTGTCATATCAATCTCTCCAATCATTAATAACTCTGTCTAACATATTCGCCGTTTTCATTAATAACGTGAATATTGCCCATATTGGTATTAATATAATTAGTTTACATATCTTTTTAATTCTCATATATCATTATACCCTGTTTAACTGTCTTTGAAGTTTATATATTTTACCCTCTAACTTTCTTATCTCTGTATCTCTAAAATAACCAGCATTAAATGGGTCGTCCTTTAATCTCTGTACTTCTCTCTTTAACTTCAAAATCTCGGCGCTAGTGCCTACTATCTTAAACTTATTCTTTATATCAGGCACAAACTTTTTCTTATTCGTGCCGTATTTATAATCTTGAGACTTTTGTAAATATTGATTGCTAAATACATATTTTATATCTTTATGCCAAAACACTAATATTACATGTTTGTTATGACCATCATTTTCTACTACTAATCTTCCTTTACCTAAAACGGCTCTTGCTAATATAGCGTAGTCTTCACAATCTGCTTTACCTGTCTTTGCCGTAACATGTGGAGATTGGTGTATGTCGTCCCAGTCTTTTGTATATGTAATATTGCCCTTCATCCATTTGGCTAATCCGTGTGGGTCGTTCTTGTATAATACTCTTAATTGATTAACTGTCTCTGCACATGCTAACGTATAACCACAGAGAATAAAAAGAATTATTATCGGTATTATTTTTCTTATTCTATTTATTATTGTTCTCATTTAATTTTCTTTCTTTTAAATGCCTATTATAGTCGTGTACTGTATTTATTCCTAAAGTTCTTAAATGTAGACATTCGCCACATACGCCTTGACAAGTAGATAGATGTGTAGTGTCTTTTCCGCATTTTATACATCTAAAATATGTACTCTGTTCTATTATTTCCATGTTTTTTTCTTCCTCTTTAGTTAACGTCTACATAATCAATTACAGTACTTAAAATATCAAATTGTGCCTGTCTATCTGCGTTCTGCATCGTATGGCCGGCGTTTATGTATTCTTCTAACTTGTATATGTACGCCTTACATAGTACTACTTTTTCAAACTCTGTTAACTTGTCGCTTTCTTCTATTCTCTTTATTGAGTTAAATAAATATCCCATGTTATCCTCCTTTAAAAGTTATAACCTTCTATCCAGTTTGTATCTTCGTCTTTATACCCTACCCATTCGCCTTCTCCATTTAATCCACGACTCTTTAACTCTTCTATGATTAATTCTTTCATATTTACTTCGTCTTTTAGAATCATTGACAAAATCTTTGCATCTAAAGTCTGTAATTCATCTGCTACTTTTCTTTCTGTGTTTATTATATCTTGATATGTCTTTTTCATTTTGTCCTCCTATTCAATTCCATACAAACATAATTAACTTCGTCTTGATAATATCCTGATTTTTCTCCTTCTGGGTTCGCTCTTACCACTTCATTAGCATCTTTGAGTATATAAAGCAGTTCTGCTACGGTCTTCTTTTTTAACTTCTTCGGGTACTCGATATGATTTATTTTTATAGTTTCTACTTTCATGTCGTTCTCCTTTGTTATTTAAATAATAACATGTGATTGCAGATTTGTACATAGCTATAACTAAAATAAATAAAAAAGACGTAACTCGTTTATTTCTAGTAAGTTACGTCTTGTGGTATAGTTCTATTTACTATCTTTTCTGGCTATTTCGTCGTTTTTTGGTCGTATATTGCATATGTCTTATACTTAAATGATTCTGCTCCCCGTGACCAAAGTCTAAAATTTGAGCCATGCCTTGTGTTACCCATAGTCCAAAATCTGATATGTATAGTCCGTCCTCTGTCTTTATATGTATCGCTTTACAAGTCATATTTATTAACATCTCAATAACGTCGCTCTGTATGCCATATGATTGTGTCTTACGCATATAATGACAGTCTTTTACACGTTTTGTAAATACTCGTGTTTTCTCATTGAATTTGCCTGCCATTACTTCACGTTGCTTAACTATATCATACGTCTTTAGCGTTATCATTTTTTAGATACTTTCTTATATCTATTTAACTTCTTTATTAACTCCTCAAAACTCACCGGCATAAATCTGTTTACGTCTACACCCACATTTATTAAATCCGATTCTAGTATCATTATTTTATTATCTTTATCGAATATATAATCATCTTTTAGCTTAAATTCCCAATTATTGTGTATGTGTCCTACAAAATTGATGTCATACTTCTTATTATAGTGTTGTGGTTTATGTACGCACCAAACGTAATGCCTCATAAATTGTATTAACATTCCCTGTATAATAGTTTTTGTTCCATTATTCTTGTCGTGATTCCCCTTAATATGTATAATTTTTCCATTTAATTTACTTTCCCATTCTTGTGTTGAAATTCTTATCCCTTCTCCTCGTTCGCTTGAAGTATTATTAAAACAAAAATCTCCCACATGTATAAGTACATCGTCAGGCTTCACTCTGGCATTATGATTTCTTATAATAGTCTCGTTCATATGTTCTAAACTCTTAAACGGTCTATTACAATACTTTATAATATTTTTATGTCCCAAGTGATAATCTGCCGAAAACCAATAACGCATTTATTAATCCCCTCTACTTACTCTGTAACTGTCTTCGTCGTCATGCTTCGTACTAAATTCCATCATTGTAAAATCTTCTATTGCAGTTACTTTATGCATCAATCCCGGCGTTATATCTACTATGTCTCCAACTTTTAATTCGTATGTATATTCTTTGCCGTCTTTTTCTCTAATATCTAATCTTGCCAATCCTTCTGTTACATAAAATGTCTCTACTTTATTGATGTGAAAGTGGTCGCTAAAGCTCTTACCTTTGAATATAGACAACTGTTTCCCACAATATAAGTCATTATTTGCTACCCATATTTCATAACCCCAACCCTTTTGTACTATTTTAACCGGCAATCTTATATGTTTTATCACTTTGTTTCCTCTTCTTGTACGTTTTTTATGCTCGCCTCGCACATCTCTTCTATCTTCCAACGAATTGCTATCTTTAAATCCTCTAAATATCCACGTTCAGATTGTGTGGATGAGCCACGTTCTTTTATTTTAGCCTGTAAGCCTATTGCTCGTTCTTGAAGTTTAATTAATTTACTACCTTTGTATAACGCAAATGCACCCATGTTGGCCTCTCTATCTGTTGCAATCTATGCATCGTTCTTGAAAATTATGTTGCTTTAGTCTCTTAGTATGTTTTTTACATATTGGCTTTTTGCATATACTACAGATTCTATATGTCTTTTTGCCACATACGTAACACTCTTGTTTAAGATTATCCTCGTCATATTCGCCAGCTAAAAAGGCAAAGTCTTTCTCCATGCTCATCGGTTATCTCCGCTCCCGTATTGTACGTTTCGTTTGTTTCTACTTGTTAACTTGTCTATGTTACTTTTAGCTACGTCATCTAAACTTATTCCTAAAAAATATGCTATGTCTGATAGATACCATAATACGTCGCCCAGTTCCTTCTTAATCTCTTGCTTCTTCTCTTCTGTAAATACTCCGTTGTTATCTCGTAATACTTTCTTAATCTTCTCTAATACTTCTCCTGATTCTCCGCCCAGTCCTAGCGCCGGGTATACTACGCTTAAGTCACCTCTATATATTGCCAAACTTCTTTGTGCCTTCTGATACTCTACAAAGGTATACTCGTTGTGTGGCTTCTCTTTCCACTGTTCTTCTTGTATGTCTTTATGTATGTCACTCATTTTTACGTCTCCTCGTAATATTATACCCTTTTAAACTTACTAGACAGTAAGTTGATTTTTAATTTATCTTATCTATCGTTCTTCCTTCATTATTCATTATATAACAACGTCTATCCGTGACTACCCATTGAACTATTTTTTGATTTTTATACAGATTTACACATAGATACCCGTTTTCGGGTACTTTTTCGCCGTTCAATAAAAATAATGTTTCTGAATTACAGGCCTTAAATAAGTCTTCTGCCGGTTGCCTTGTTCTACTTTGCATTATTGAATCAGCGTCAAAAAAATTATATCCTTTTCCTCTGTTTCCAATTTTTACTATCATGTCTGTCTCTCTTTCTATCTATCTTCCTGCCTAGTATTCTTTGGTTGCGGGTACTGGAATCGAACCAGTATAACTGGGATATGAGCCCAGTGAGTTGACCGCCTACTCTAACCCGCTTTTCCATTTAATCTCTCTTGTCGTTTCTTTTCGCAAAATCCTTTTCGAGTAACCCAACAATTTTTTGCGTATTTACATTCCCCATACTCTTCTAAACATTTCAATAATTCGCCAAGTTCTATAGCCTTGTATAGTGGCTCATTTATATCGCAATACTTTTTAACCCCTAACTCACCCATTAAAGTATATAAATTATTGTCGGCTATTTTATCTTGTATACTATCCTCGTACTCATCTAAATTTCTTCTATTTTCTAAAGTATCAGTTCGTGCCAATCTACGACGTATTGGAATGTCACAGGACATGCTTATAACTTTTCCTATGCCTTTAATTTTTAAATAACTTAATATTCTTTCCTTTAGTGGGTCTTTTTTTCTATGCATATATTCTTCTTTACTTAATCTGTTCCCATATCTTTTGCAATGTCTGTTAACTCTTTTGCTAATCTCTGTATATCGCTAGTAAGAATTTCAACTACCATTAAATACGCTTCTTCAAACTTCATGCCTCGTTCTTCTAAATCTTGATACAGATGTAGTAATATTTTCTTCTGTTCTTCGTCTGTCTTTCCTTTACACTGTTTTATTATGTATCTGGCATACTCTTTCATAGTATAAACTCCACTACGGTTATTAGTTCGTATTCGTTAAAATCTTCGTAATACTCTTTCATTCTATCTAATAACCCGAAATAGTCTCTACACTCTTCGTCGTGTTCGCATAATAAGTCACAGATAGTTAAATCTTTGAACATCATAACTTTTGTTCTTATTTTCGTGTGTCGTGAATCGTAAGCCCCTTCTCCCTCACATTCAATCAATACGTTATCTTTACAGGGACACTTATCCCACTTGGTGCCTCTACGTATTGTTACATTTCGTCCGGGATAGAATTTTGGATTTTTAAACTTTAACTTCATTTTCCCTCCTTATAGAAGGTGTCCTCCAAATCACTGCTAATATATTCGCAAAGTGGTGAATTCGTTTGTCCCCATATATAGGCGTATCCGCTCCAGTTTCTTAGTGCTTGCCAAAATCTCTGTTGCGGGTGCTTCTTACAATATTTAATAAAACTATCCAAAGTCGTTTTGTTCTTAGATTTCACAATTCTTCTCCTTATATAGAGTCTTTATTGACTATATGATTATACCCTATATTATGCGCTGGTTTCGATAATTCGTCTTGTCTTATAATATCTGTCTAAATCTTCGCAAAGTCTCGGTAGGAGTGATTCTGGCTTGCGTATGACGATATTATGAGTACTTTTTGACTTTATTTGCGATATTTCTACTTTTGGCAGTACGTTTGGCTCGCTCATTATTGGCGTCGTTAGAAATATACTTAATAATAGCGTCTCTAACATGATTATTCCTTTCTTTATATGACTTTATTTGTAACATTCTTAACTCTTTTAACATTTGTTGTTGAAGCCCTTGAAAACTATCAAACAATCTATTGTGCGTTTGTTGCGTATTTGTAACTCTACGAATCGTTAATGTATTGATTATTGCTAAAATTATTGTTAACAATATAACAATTTTTATGGCTTCTACAGTTATTTTATGTTTATTCTTACTCTTCTTCTCTTTTTTCTCTTTCTTTGCCCACTTTGGCTCATGTATCTCTGTCACGTATTACCTCGTTTCTAGTCCCATAATCTATAAAAATTTTCAGATAAAAGTTCGAAAGACTTTCTATGCACTTCTTTAAATATTCGATAACTCTTTTGATTGGCTGCTCCTCCAATAGTTATATAATAATCTATGACGTTAAATCCTCCCTCTATATCTTCTAAAGCTGTGCGTAACTTTTTATCTAGTCCTTTGTTATTAAATCGTAAGTCTCTGGTCATATTCGCAATCAATTTTGCTAAATATCTGTCTGTATTCCATACGTCACAATCGGCATAGCCTCGCATACCTCGTTGTATGAACCATTTTATATTGTTATATATGGTCTTTAACATGTTATTATCTTTCCCTTTTTCTTTTTTAACCCACTTTTTAAACTCTGTCAATGATTTACCTATTACCCATTTTGCTATTGGTGGAGCTTTCACTATTTGATTATTCACTACTTCAATTCCGTAATATGCATAGTTTACATCTACTATAATTAACATTCTTCAAATTCCTCATCTAGTTCTAAGATTAGATAACTCCCTCTTGCTATATCACTACCACATCCACATGACATATATGAAACATCTACCATACCTACTTGAAAGTCGTCCTCTATCTCGTATAGATTGCCTTTGTATCCTACTAGAAATTGACCGCCAGTAGCATTTTTATTTTCTTCTATCTCGCCGTATCCGTTTTCTTTGTAACATTCTTTTATGGCATCTATAAAATCTGTTACCATAAACTCATAGTCGGTCTTTATTGATAACTGTGGTGGAACCTTTAACTTAAATCTTAATAATTGTCCCATACGGAATGAAGATGTATAACCCATAAGCATTTCGCCGTTTTTAAATACTTTCGTATCTTTTCTTGCACTTATATGATACCCAGCTACTCCTGCGGAATCTCCGCCCATGTAAATAACTCTATTCGCTGTGTCATTATATGCTACTATACATGTCGTTGTTGTTTTCATTTCTCTCCTCCTATTTGTATATCTTTATCTTGTTAAATGCTTCTCTATAATAAGCTTTTTCTCCTGTAAAGTATTTATTGCCCTTTAAATCTAATTTCATTCTGGTGACGTGGTATCTATACATTTTAGGATAATACTTCTTTAACTTTCTTAATGCAAACATTTCGGCTCTATATTCGGCTTGTACTCTTCCGCCGTTTCTAAACAATGCTTTTAATTTAATATGCCCTAGTTCATGTAGTGCTAGAAATGTAAGACCTGCGAATGTATTATAATCATAATCTATCATTGTTCGTGGGCTATATGTTATGGAGTAATCTCTATCAGTTCCTATTTTTGGATTTCCTCTATAACTTACAAAAGCACAAAATTTTCTTATACGATTATCTTGTATTAACTTAACATCTAAGCGTAATCGCTTTGCCCAATAGTTTACAATTTGCGTAAAGTATTTCGCTACTCTCTTTCTATTCATTTTGCTCCTTATACGTCTTTTAAAGCCTTCACTCCTGCGTCAATGACTTCATCTACTGCCTTTTCTAATGCTTTGTCAAGTAATACTTTTACTTTTTTCTTCTGTTCTTCGTTTAATAACTCGTCTACTTTCTTTTGTAACTTGCCGAACTTATTAAATACTTTTTCAATTTTGTCTAATACACTCATTATTGGTATACCCTTTCTTACAATTATTTACCTGAACATAAATTATTTAATAAAAATTCTCTTGCTTCTCTTTTTAACTCGTCGTCTCCTATAATTGTCTTAAAGTACTCATCACAACCACGAAGAGGATACGGCTTTGGGCGCACTGTAAGTACACATATATCTTCATTCTCTTTAATTATCTTAATCGCTCCTTCCAAATCTGCCGTCATACAGTATCTATGATGTAGTACTTCTTTCTCTACTATGTCTAATTTTGCCCTTAGTTCCGCTTCGTTCATAACCCTTCCTCCTTCTCATATTTCTCTTTTAATACTCGTTCTACATACTCTATTTTTCCATCAACGTATTTATAAAAATCTTTTATATCTAAGTGGTGACCACTAACTCTAATCTTATCTCTAAACTCTTTGTACTTTACAATTTTGTAATACTCTTGTGTTATATGGTCAAACTTGAAGCCTCTGGCGTGTAATGCCTCAAGATTAATCATTCTATTACGTTTATTTATGGCATATTCAGGGCTTCCACTTAATGCTTCTACCGCTAACGGAAGGCCAAAGTCTCCCGTATCGTATCTCCCTAATCCGCCGTTTCGTTCTCTTTCATATTGTTCTGGTGTTTTTGCCATATCTTATTATACCCTTTTCTATTTCATAAATTTTAACATCTTTCGTACTAAAGGTTTCCAGCCCTTTTCAAATTCATGTGTAATAGTAGCTACTTTTTTATTCGGCGATACTATTATATCGTATGTCTGTAACCCTTTGCCATACTTACCTTTGCCTATTTCTTCGGTAATATTTCTTGCTCCTGCTATTTTAATTAATCGTTCATTTACTTTAACTTCTACTATTAACATATTATATCAGTCCTTGTCTTCTCTCGTTCTTACATATACAGGGAATCTTAAACTCCCGTCTTTTGTGGCTTCTTGTGCTTTAACTTCTATTACTCTTCCTAACATGTCTTCTTTATTTACCCAAAATGTATTTCGTTGTTCATCTGTAAAACCACCACCCACTTTTACTGTTACGCCGTTGAAGTCACATAGAAAGGCGCCTAGCTTCCCTTTATTTCTTCCCGTACCTTCTTCGTGGCCAGTTATAGTTATATCTTCTGTAATAGTTTCTTTCCACTTCAACCAATCCTTACTCTTCTTAAAAGAATACTTTGAGTCTAAGTCTTTTATTACTGCACCTTCGTAGCCTCTCTTTATCAGTTGGTCAAATATATCTTTTGCTCTCTCATAACAAGTTAATGGCGCATATGGAGTTCGAACTAAGGGACTTTTTAACTCTAATTCACGTAAGTCTTCCTTTCTAAGTCTTAGTGTTCTCGTCTTCTTATTCTTCCACTCTTGTAAATCTATCATGTCAAATATATAATATTCTAATGACGAATTGTCTACCTTCGTTTTGCTCGAACGTAACGTACTCTGTGAATCGTTCCACTCTTTACCTTTTGCTTCTCCGTCAAATACTACGCCTTTTAAGCCTAATTCTCTTACTGCTTCTTCTATGTGTTCGAGATTGTATAACTTCTTGCCATTACGTGATAGAAAATTTACATCTCCTGTCTCATCTATAAAACACAGGCATCTTAATCCGTCATACTTCGGCTCTATAATCCAATCGCCTTTTGGCAGTTTCGTATCTTCAAATACTTTACATAGACCTATATCAAACGTAGGTATCAATCTCGGAAATATCTTGTTCAATGTCTTAGCAGTTGCCCCTATTGATAAGTCTTTTGTGAATACATCAAATAAGTACTTGGTTGTTAGTTCGTCTTCGCATGTTAATACCTTACTGAGTACGTCTCTTGCTTCATTCCCTGTAATACTTCTTGACACTAATTTGGCCGCCATGTCTTTTAATTCTTCATAGGTGGGATAGATGTTTCTAGGCACAAAATATTTCTCTATCTTCTTTACTCCGAATAGTAGATAAGGGTCAAAGGCACACTTCAATAGAAAACGTAACGTAGGAGAGTCAAAATTTTTTAATATACGTTCTTTCTCTTTCTTATTGCCTGTATTGGCTACTAAGTCTAATGCCTCTATTATGTCTTTCATATCTCAATCCCTCCTACTCTTGCAAATCTTATTAATGCTCTTACAATTAAATACATTTCATAGCTATAACAATGTCGCTTACTTATTCTGACTATTTGTTTTCGTGTAAAGTCCATTATTCGTTCTCGTCTGCTTTAAAGTGTATCGCTATCGCTTTGCCACGTAATACTTTTATAGCCTCTTTGATACGTTTTACTAATGAATCTTTACAATATGGCTTTGCTATATACCATTCTCCTTTATACTCTGCCGTTGCATCTAAAAATGTATCTATTAAATAACTCATTGTATTTCTTCTCCTCGTAAATACTATAACATATGATACGTCTTTTGTCAAGCTCTCAATCAAAATAGGTCGGCGTACCATATAAAGCCAAGTCTACGAAACGTTTTACGTCGTGAGAGTAGTAACCCGATTCTCCATTTTTTAATACCGGTACTGTTTGACCGCTCATCCATTTAATAAATCTATCTAGAATATGTTTCTTAATGTGTCGT